CCAGATTGGACGGTATTGCCTTTTCAAAGTGGCGGCAGGAATCGATAAAGGCATACGGCAATGCGATTTTACCACAGGTTATATATGAAATTTTTAGAGCAATAAATATTGTAGAAAATGGAAGAATGGAAAACTATTGAAGGTTATGATGGAAGATATGAAGTCAGTAGTCATGGACGTATTAGAAGCGTCAGCATGTTTTTAGGGAATCATATATATCATGGAAAGGTTTTATCTCCCACAATAGCGACAAATGGATATTTAAAAGTTAATTTAATATTAAGAGGGAAAAAGAAGACTTGTTTGGTGCATAGGCTTGTCGCGAAAGCGTTTATAGAAAATAGAAAAAATCTACCACAAGTAAACCATAAAGATGAAATAAAAACCAATAATAATGTTGACAATCTCGAATGGTGTAGCGAATCGTATAATTGTAACTACGGTAAAAGGAATTTTTTATTGATAGAGAAAACAAGGAAGCCTGTATTGCAATTATCGGTTGATGGGAGTTTGATAAACAGATTTGAAGTTTTAAATGACGCCTCCCGAATCACTGGGATAAATGCCGCACATATCTGTGATGTATGTAAAGGGAAAAGGAAATTAGCTGGTGGATATGTATGGAAATACGCCACAAGTAATGTATGAGATATTTCTGGCAATAGAATCTATAGAAAAAATTAGTGAAAATGAATAATGAGGACAAAATTATATTAGACGCCTGCTGCGGCAGTAGAATGTTTTGGTTTGACAAGCATAACCCACTTACTTTATTTGTTGACAAACGTTCAGAAACACTTACGGCCAAGGACAGAGGCAAGACAAGGGTCATAGAAATAAAGCCGGATGTAATAGCCGATTTCACCAACCTTCCATTTGAGGACAATTCTTTCTACATGGTAGTATTCGACCCACCGCACCTGAAAACACTTGGTGAAACCTCATGGATGGCTAAGAAGTACGGTAAACTGCCAAAAGACTGGCAGACACTCATACTTGACGGATTTACTGAGTGTATGCGCGTCTTAAAGCCTAACGGAACACTCATTTTCAAATGGAACGAGAGTGAGATAAAAGCTGCGGAAGTTTTGTCTGTTATTCCGTTCAAACCTCTTTTCGGACATACTACCGGAAGACAGAGCAAGACAATATGGATGTGTTTTATGAAACTCGAGAAATTTCGAGCCGGATAAATGGTGTTAAGTTAAAATTGGTGTTTATGAAATATATGGGAAGCAAATCAAGAATAGCAAAGTATATTTTGCCTATAATCCTGAAAGACCGAAAACCTGCACAGTGTTATGTTGAACCATTTTGCGGTGGATGTAATATGATTGATAAAGTAGATGGTTTCAGAATCGCGAATGATAACAATCCGTATCTGATAGCAATGTGGAAATCTCTTATCAACGGCTGGATTCCACCTGTGAGAATTGAAAGAAATCTTTATAACGAGGTGAGAGAGTGCTACAATAGGCATACAGATGCTTTTGCCTTAGATTACATAGGTTGGGTTGGATTCATGGGTTCGTTTAACGGACGTTTTTTTGACGGGGGATATTCCGGGCATAGCGTAGGTGGTAAATGCGGACAACGCGATTACATATCAGAGCAAATAAGGAATACTTTGTCACAAGTTGAGAACTTAAAAGAGGTTGATTTTGTATGGTCTGATTATAAAAAATTATATATACCCGACAAAAGCATAATCTATTGCGACCCACCATATAAGGGAGTAAAAAAATACTCCTATTCCATTAATCATGATGAATTTTGGGAATGGTGTCGAAAGAAAGTACAAGACGGCAACCAGGTGTTTGTTTCAGAATATAATGCACCCGATGACTTTATGTGTATCTGGGAACGACCTTTGAAAACATCTATTAATCAAACTGTAACAAAACATGCGGTAGAAAGGCTGTTTGTTCATAAATCGCAAATATGATTCAGGGCAACAGAGTAAAATCGCCACATCAAGACATCATGGTGCAAAATGTGTGTTTCGGAAGACAATCGGAAACGGAATAAAAGAAAGGAAAACAAATGAATATAAAGAAAATAAAGAAACATAACCCTCAATCCTTTTTAGACGATTTGAAACGGGTAAGAGAAATCATGGTCTATACAGGACATACCAACTCCTACTATAAGATTCTTAAACACGAATTGTTGAGAGATGCGGAAGAGAAAGCCATCACGTACTATATCACGGATTCTATATTCGCCAGAAAGCGTGATGTCATGGTAATAATTTAATCGAGAAGAATATGAAACAGACAGTAGAAGAAGCAGCCTACAACTATCTCCAAAAGATATTGGAATCAAGCGATTTTGAGATAAACTTTGAAGAAGATAATTATGATGCCGGTGCTCGCGATGCAGTACTTGATGTAACAGAACGGGCTTATATAGCTGGTGCTGAATGGCGTATTAATAGCGTGTGGCATAAGACCAAAGATGAAGTGCCACAAGCTCATGGAGAATACGAAAATGAACATTATCCGCAGATACCATGCCTTGTATATGGGAAATTAAGCACTGGAACTGGTTACGGTGTCCGCTATTGGAATGTAACAGAGCAGTGCTGGGACGATGAAGAGTGTGATGATTACGAGTGTTCCAAAGATGCCATTGAAGAATGGGCGTATTTGGATGATTTAATACTAACCGAATAACATTTTTATGAACAGAGAAGAAGAAATAAAAGCAGCCAATCCCTATGGTAACAGTAGTAGTTTCGCATCAGGTAAAATGATTGGATTTACCATTGGGGCAGAATGGGCAGATGCTCACCCCAAGAACCCTTGGATAAGCGTTAAGGAACAGTTACCAGAAGAAAATGAGAATATCATTATCATGTGCAAGCATGGCGCAATATTTAATGGCACATACTGTAATGGAGTATGGTTCTGTATGGACGGTTATATCAATGATATATACAAAGACAGTCCTATTTACACTTCAATGAGCAGTATACCTCCATTATGGGAGCCTGTGGCCTGGATGCCCATCCCCTCTTTCGATGATATACTTGAAGCCAACAAGGATGTACTGGAACGGATTAAAGAGAAAGGAGATTGAATATGAAGATATATGGAATAATTAGAACAGTCTGGAACGGAAATAGTTATTCTTCCAATCCAGACGAAGATATATTTCTTTATTTGAGCAAGGAAGAACGGGATAAGAACATGCCCAAATGCGTTAGTAATGCTGATATTGAATACAACACTTTTGAAACGGAAACGGAGGACTAAACTATGAAATCAAAACAAGTATTATCAGTCAAACAGATGATACATTTGCAGGAGCTTGGACTGAGTACAAGCGATGGAAGCATGTGTTTCGAGTGGAATGAATCAGATGCAGACAACATGGTTGTAACCTCTCCGGATGCCGATACGAATTACGACTATTATCATGAAACTTACACTTTGCAGGACATTCTCGATAAGCTACCGACACTTATAATTATAAGTTCCGATTTTTATAAGATTTGCATTGAATCGTCTTGTGGATATTGGGATATATATTACTATAAATCTGATGCTACAGAACTTATCTCGAAAAAGTCTGAAAATATTATTGATGTGGCTTACGATATGTTGTGCTGGTGTATTGAAAACGGATATGTTGAAAAGGAGGGTAAATAATGAAAGCAAGAATAAAATCAACCGGAGAGATTGTAGAAGTTGAAGGCTTATTCGACGTTGGGACTGCCTTAGTGAATGGTAGGTATTTCAAAGTGTCAGAACTCGACTTCTTTGATAATTTTGAAACTATTGATTGGGAGCAAAGGCGTTATGAACTGGCGAAGGCTGCAATGCAAGGATTTTGTAGCAATCCACATCAACAGATAATGGATGCTGACTCAAATATGGTGGCAGAATGGAGTATTGGTTTCGCTGATTCACTAATAAAGAAATTGAAAGGGAACTAATCATGGAAATAAAGAACGGAATAATAATAGACGGAGTGCTGCATGAAGCAGTACAAGATAATATCAAATGCCCCTCATGCTCTCTATACGAGAAATGCGCAGAGGTGGACTACGCAGCATGTATGACCGATTTGTTTAGCTGTGGCGGTTTTATCAATCGTGGCAAAGTGACAGATATTAAGATAGATAAGGAGGAGTGAACTATGGGATTTACAACGCCGTGCTTTATACGCAAAAATACACCGGAGCTTCGGAAGAAGTTGAAGGAGTTGGGATATAGATTGTTTGGGGCGGAACTTAACGAAGATTTATGTATTTTCACTGAACCCGAATACAGTCTATATAGTGTTGAGTTTTTCAGTAACATTCCACATCCTGACGAAACCGATAGTGTTGATTGCGAAACCAACGAAGAGCTTTTCTTGGCTATCGCTGCATTAAGGGATGATACAGACAAATACCAATGGTTTACCGATGGGAATAAATGGATTAAGTGCTCGGAAATCAAGTTCTCTACCTATTGGGTTTACAATGATATTGACGTGAATTTGGACGCTATTCACAAGGCTACCGTAAACGAACTGATTGAACACTTTAAAGTATGAAGAAAATAATTATCCTTTTGGCAACAGTTGCACTATTCGGGTGCAATAACCCTAGAGAATACCCTATAGAACACCGTACAAGTGAGGGAAGCGTGACTTATCTCAATGATAGTATAGTGATTATCCGTACCCATAAAAAGGGACTTGACAACTACGAAACGAAGATTATTAATTTGAAAAGACAATAGCCATGACCGAAGAACTCGTAACATTAGAAACAGCGAAGCTGCTGAAGGAGAAGGGGTTTGATTGGAAGTGTGAACACATAATAGGCTGCAATAAGGTTATTACAAAATATGACCTTCCGCAAAGTATGTCGTGTTGTACGGAAATAGATGGCGAACCAGTTGAATTTTTGTGTCCAACATTGTATATCGCCCAAAAGTGGCTGCGTGAAAACAAAAAACTTCATATCGAAATATCCTATATGTATGGAGACTATTGGACATATGATATACTGACAATTCCGGAACATGATTTAGTAGGATTGTCAGATAGACCTATTATCCATTATAAATCCTACGAGGAAGCACTGGAAGCCGGAATACAAGAAGCATTAAAACTTATATGAAAGCAAACCTAATATTTTTTCTTGCGATATTCATCATATCAGCATTATTCATCGGTCATTTCCGACTGACATTCTCACCGTTCAGTGTATCCTTTCCCTATTGGCATAGGACTGTAGGAGTTGTTCTTATTGTTGCAGGATGTTTGGTTTACAATATAGGTGAGCGTGTATCCGGTTACAAGAAAGGACTGGATGAAGGTATGGAGATTGTTTTGAAAGAGTTAAAAAAAAAGATACAATGAAGAAGATAATGTTCAATGATAAATACAGTCTAACCCAGGCTGTATTGGATGGTCGGAAGACTATGACGAGAAGGGTCTGCAAGTATGACAGACCAAATGAAACTTATGATATTGTATTCCCCGTTTTTGAGCCAAATGATTACGATAATGACGGGAACATAGTATCTCCATTAAATTATGCTTTTGGTTGGAAAAACGACAAAGGAGACTTTACGGGTTGGAATATTCCAAAATATAAAGTCGGTGAGGTTGTTGCCATTGCGCAAAGCTATGGCGATTGTGGTAATATGCCTGATTACGAATTGGACGAAGATGGCTATCCTATAATGCCAAAGAGAAGCGGATTTTTTAATAAAATGTTTGTCCGCGCTGACCTCATGCCCCATCATATCCGCATTACCGACATCAAGATAGAACGGTTGCAGAACATATCCGATGAAGATTGCTTTAAGGAAGGAATTTTTAAATGGGATGCTGGACAAAAGGATATTCCTTTTTATTCATTCCATAATGCAGATATACCCGACTACAATAATTCTCGTGACGCATTCGCAGAACTGATAGATAAAGTCTCCGGCAAAGGTACATGGGCATCCAATCCTTATGTTTTCGTATATGAATTTGAACTGATTGATTAAAAACGAGAAAAGATATTGATTATGAAACGTGAAATAAAATTCAGAGGGAAAAGTGTTGATAATAATGAATGGGTGTATGGCGATTTAATTCATATTGGAAATGGATGTATTATATATCAAGGCTCACAAAGTGATTATCAAATTACCAACAAGACAGGTGTAGCTATCGAATTATTCGATGATGAGGTTTCAGTTGTACGTCCAGAGACGTTAGGTCAGTTCACGGGCTTGTGCGACAAGAATAGAAAGGAAATCTATGAGGGCGATATTGTCCGTATGAGTTATGTTGTTGAAATTTGTGCCGATGATGACTGCTATGAAGAAGAAGGCAAATATGTTGGAGTTGCTGCGATAACTGCAAACAAAGGTGTCTGTCTTAATCCTTGTGTAAAAAATGGGCTCTACAACACCAAGTATAAACCATTGTCCGCTTATAGGAGTGAGGTGATAGGTAATATTTACGATAACCCTGATTTGATAAAATAGTAAAAGTAATGAAAAGAATACCATATAACACTTCTGATTCTGACATTTTTCCCCGTATTGCCAAAGTTGCCAAGAATGGCACTTTTGATGGAATGGAAATGACAGACTATTTTGAAAATTGCCGTTGGTTTGTAGAAAGGTACGATTGTATTATAATCTTAACCCGTGATGTTGGGTATCATTCTTCCGGTTGGTGGAAGAACCCGGATTATGAGCGGTGCTATCATTTATCCATTTCCTTTCCCAGTGGATTAAACCGCAAAAAGTTGGAATATATTTTGGAAAAGTTCTTTGGTAATAATCGCCGTTTATTGTGGTGTGAAGCTCCATACAGTGAACAGGGAAAACGGAATGAAGTATATCATTACCGCTTGTTTTGTGATAAAAATTGGCAACCAATAATGCCACGTGGAGAAGTCTATTCCAAACAGTTTACTGAATTGGGATGGAAATCATTTTCCGAATTACATAACCGATAATCAAAATGAACAGACTAGAACACATCGCCACAATTGATTACTGCTACTGGAGATTGGGAAAGTTGAATGAGGCTCTTTCCAAGCCTAAATCGACTATGGAGCAGTTGGTTGATAAAGCCTGCGGTTATAATGAAGTGGAAGAAGTGAAAAAGGAAGCTATAACCCTTTTGGAACAGATTATTGAAAGCAAAAAGGCTATAGGTGCGGATTATTCGGGAGATAGCAAGTTCCTTGATAAATTAAAGAACAAAGAAACACATGAGTAAACTATACAAAGTAACCCTCTTCGGCAAATCATTCATTATAGGATGGTTCAGCCATGCGGACAAGTGGTATCATAAATTCAGTATAATACATTGAACATGAAAATTATATTTCTTGATATAGACGGAGTAATTTCCACGAAAAAGTCACATTATGCACTTGATAAGGATGCGTGTGATTTACTTGGCAAGATTATAGACGCTACGGATGCCAAGATTGTCATTTCTTCGTCTTGGAGAAGAAACACGGTAGAAGATACAAAATGCGAGCTTACTACCATAGGGCATTTGGTCCCTTTCCCGTTTCCATACGCTGACAAAATTATTGGAGTAACTATAAGGGCATATGCTTACGTTATGCAAGGTGTTCACCTTGCTATTCCTCGTGGAGTTGAGATAAAACAATGGATTGACACTCATATCCACTCTGAAAATGGAAAAAATTGGAACTATAAAGATATTGGGGTTGATTTTAATTACGTGATACTGGATGATGATAGCGATATGCTTCTTGAGCAAGCTGAACACTTTGTAAAGACTGATACCCTATTGGGATTGTCGAAAGATGATGTTGAGCGAGCTATTAAAATATTGAACCAATGAGAAAAGCAGACAGAATAATCAGAGACAGACATTCCCGCATCCCGGACAAATACAAGAAGATTGACACTACGGTCAACGGGGATGTAGAAAGCCTTGCCGAACAACACAAGGAAATGGAAAGAAGGCTGTTTCCTCTACGCCTTAACAAGACCACTGTTATTTATGTCACAAAAGACAAACAAAATGAAGCATATGCAGCGAAGGCACGTAAACGGATGGGGATAACAGAGCCGAAGAAACCTTTTGTCGACCCACTTTCGGAAGAAAACATTACCAAGTTGTACAAGGAAGAAAAGATACCACCCCGCAGAATGGCAGAGATGCTGAATGTAAGTGTAAGGACGATATATCTAAGATTGGCTAAGTATGGACTTACAAAAGTTAAATGCAGATAATATGAAAGAGAATAATATTTTAAACAAAGAGATTTATGCAGAGGCTATGATAGCAGCCTCTAAGGTTGATTTCCTTGAAAGCAAGGATGAGATTAAGATGTATGCCACTTCGCTGTATAACGCGATGATATGGGGTAGAAAAGTAAAATATTAAGTTTTTTATTTGGCGTTATAGAAAAAGGGTGTATATTTGCAGCGTTACACATATTAAGAGGCAGGCGGTTGTCTGCTTTATGCAGGCATTTTTTATGCTTGTAAGCTAACGCTGTATATTATAGCGGTCTGCAAACCCGTGTGGAGAGTTAATAGCCTCCCAACTGCCTCTTAGGTATGTGTAACGGCGGGTTAATTGCAGACCGTCTTCTTTCTGCAATGCCATAAAACGTTACAAAAATGGCAAATGAATTAGTTTTTAAAGGTCAAAATGACCAAGTGTTAACCAATAGTATTTTGGTTGCTGAAAAGTTTGGCAAAGAGCCAAACGATGTAGTAAGAGCAATAGATAATTTATTGCAAAACGCTGATAATGAATGTGACGCAAAAGTTCGGGACATGTTCGTGGAATATACAGAAGATGTTCCACAGCCCAATGGAGGGGTGAAATCCGCAAGACGATTTATAATGAACCGAGACGGGTTCACTCTTTTGGCGATGGGATTCACTGGTAAGAAAGCCCTAAAATTTAAATTGGAATACATCGCAGCATTCAACTCTATGGAAAACGCATTGAAACGGCATCTTTCTTCCGCACAGATGTTTGCAATGCAAGCGAACATAAACCTCGAATACGAGAAACGGATAGAGAATATAGAGAATGAGATTGCGGAAATAAAGAAAGAACGGGAAGAAAACGGGAAATTCTTATTGTCAGTGGCTATGTCTTCGGAAGAATTGCCGCAGCTGTCTATGCGTGACAACATCCGGCAGCTGGTAAACAAATACGCATCCGCCATGAATATAAGGCAGCAAGACGTATGGCACAAGATTTATGACCAGCTGTATTACCTATATCATATCTCCATACGGAACTACAAGAAAGCAAGACGAGACGAATCCAAACTTGAAATAGCGGAGAGAAATCATTTCCTTGATAAGATATACAACATCATATCCAATATGGTGAGAGAATCTAAAGCAGCCTAACCCTATCGCCAAGCCCTGCCCGTACCTATTCCGGGCGGGCTTTTACTAAAAGACTAAACAAATATTCATCATGGAAAGAAATACAATACCTGCTAAAAAGCAATACGACCTTAGCGCAATAGACGAATTATTCAAAGACTACATATCTCCCGAAGAATTACGGGAAGAGCTTATTGAACTGGCTTTTGATTATGTGCAATACGTAGATGACGGGAATACAGATTTTGTCAAATCGAACATAAGCACCATATATGTATTGTGCTGTGCCCTACAAAAAGTAAAAGAATTAGAGACACCAAGCTAATACCCTCACCAAAACGGCAAGCGGTATAACCCAATGGAGAACCCGTTCAAATCGTTCTAAACGTTCCATTGGATAACCTGAAAAAGGCGGCAATAGTCCATGTAAAGGACATTGTCCGCCAATTCAAGCAATTCATCTATGTAATCCCTTTTTCGCATCACGTTCAAGTTTTCTACGTTGTTGGCGGTTTATACCATTTGCTATGGCAAGACTGTTCAGCGTCTCTTTCTGTTCGGAAGAAAGCATATTATATACTTCTTCCCGTGATTTGCCTGATAAAATGGCTTGTACTATTTTCCACATAAGCTACGTCTACAATGTTCACACAAAAATTTCTTCGCTACCGGGAACATCTTCTGTCCCACATATCCGCTAAGGTACTGCGCCTCTTCTCCATACGGGTCGATGCCGAACGCCCGTGAGATATGCCGACATAGATGCCCCTTTTCATGGTCGAAAGAGTTTTGAAACTCTGCCGGGGAAGAAGTAAGGGCTATAACCATTACGGTTTGCCTATTTCGGATATTAGAGTAAGTGATACCCGTATTCAGATTGCAGGAGCGCATGTTCTTATAGGCATTCACCAAATCCAGCCCCCTGCATCCAACCCGCCGAAGGTCGGCGATGATACGGTCGGTATAATAGCAGTCCACCGCATAATATACACGGACTTCCCAATCATAATCCGGTATGTAAAAATCCTGTATTATCATAGGCTACATCATCTGTTCCCACATGATAGGATTGCCGGAGCCTATGCAGTCGGCATAGAACCGAGTGAAAGGCATTCCATTGTAAGCGTCCACATCATCTATGTAATCCTTAATGAACAATGCGAGATGGGCTTCGTCAGTGATAGAACTTTTGTAGTAATCCGACTTCGCCATGTTTGCCACGTAAACGCTGTCGTACCCTGCATCCTTCTCCAGGTTTACACTGTACTTTTTCAGAAGCTCCTCTACCTGCTCTTTGCTGATTGGTTCAAGTTTTTCCTCCTTGCCCGTAGATTTGTTTTCCATCTTCATGCGGGAAACAGCCCATAGGCACATCTTCTTGCTGAAATGCCATCCGTACTGGCTGAGATAGTCAGCCATTGCAGGCGGTATTCTGTCGTATGTATCTAATCTTTGTTTCATATTTTCCTGATTTTAAGTGATTGGCAAAAGAGGGGAATAATCCCCTCTCCATTACATGAACTCTCCGTTGGCGCGTCTGCGTCTGCGTTCGCCCATATCATCACCGTAAGGCTGTGAATCGCGGCGTTCGTTGTAAACCGGATATTCCGGGAAGTAACCCGGCATACGACGTTCTCCCATATCCGAGCCGCCGCTATAGCTTCCACCGCGTGAACCACCGCTGTTACGATAGCCCATTTCACCGCCCTGCATCTCACGCATGGCTTTCTCGTAACCATGACGACAACCCTCTCTATAGGCTTCTTCCATAGGATTACCGCCTCTCATACCGAAGTCACGGTCATATTCTCCGCGCCCTTCTTCCAATATTTCCCACATTCCCATATTATTTCTTTGTTTTAGATGTTTCAGCAACTCCGAGCTGTTCCATAAGCCGTTTGTTCAAATCCATAAGGTCGGACATATTTTTGCTCATTTCTGCCATTTGCCCTTTCAGAGAGGATATTTCCTGCTCCTGACGTTGTTTCTCTGCAAATTCAGGGTTCAAGAGCGTCAGCATCTTGTCACATCCCACAATGACGGAATTGTGGAAGTCCATGCTGTTGATGATGTCTATGCTTTTCTGTTTCATAGAAGCGACCTCGTTATTCATCGCATCACGAGAGCATGACACTACGATATTGCCGTTCTGTCCGAAGTCGGCTATATCCATGCCGGCAGGTAGATTTTGGAAAGTCGTGTTCTGCCCGTTGATACAGACAACGACGTCCACAACCATTTCCATTTGGGGCAACTGTCCCATAGGGGGTGCCATAGGATATTTCGGCTTGGGAGCGGAAACGCTGACTACCGGACCGTATTCGATAAACGGGTTAGCATCCTTATGAAGTATATACAACTGGTTATTGGTACGAAGTGATTGAAACATATTGGTTTGATTTTAAAGGGGAGTGGCTATTTCCATTTTGGAAACAACCACAAAGCCCCATGTTAACTACTTGCTCTTTTGAGCGGTTGCTTCTGCTGTCGGAGTCGGTGTCGATACGGTTGTCGGACGATACCCACCGTTAACAAGGAACAGTTCGTTGGTGTACTTGTTATAGTGAATTTCGTAGATACCCGTTCCGGCAAGATTACCGACAGTCACCGGCTCGTTGTTGTAAGCCAGCAACGGTCTTGTATCCCCGTTAGTCCCTATCAGTATCGGGAGTGTAGCAGTCGTGCCGGCTGGTATTGCCTGGCGGAGACTGACATAGAAACCGCCTACATAACTTCTGTTACGGAACGCATGGTTAGGAAGCTCCAAAGTCACGTTCTCCGTGCCGACCGTTACGGCTACTGTAGGAAGGGTATTGAAATTAGCCCTTCCAATAGTAGGGAACAAGAAAGGAAATCCTGTAAAAAAGTTAGGCCACATAATTACCCCCTTTCTTACCGGAATTAACCCCAGTAGTTGTTACAACCACAACCGCCACGTCCATACATTGCATCACCGGCGTAAGCACCGAAAGCCGCAGCACGGAAACAATCTGTGTTGATGGCTTGAATATTAGGGTAAACAACCGGAACGGTGTTAGGCATCTTGCATTTTATTCCATCGACATCGGACTGCAATGCCTGCAAGCCTGCTGCCAAAGGAGCAATCTGTTGTCCTACTGAATTCAGGATAGTAGCATTCTGGTTACGTTGGGAGATTTCAGCAGTCAAAGTGGCTTTTTCCGCTGTAAGAGCCGCAATCTTGTCCTGCAATGCCTGGTTCTGCATGGCGTCCAGCTTCGCAAGGATAGCATTGGTATTGGCGGTCGCACCGTCACGCAATGAAAGTGCATTCTGATTGGCTGTGTTGACAAGCGCGTTGGTCTGATTGCACATCGCAAGCTGGTTCTCATAGCCCATTGTGGTAATGGCGTTCTGAGTCTTGCAGCAACAATCTGCAATCTGAGTAAGAACAGCCTGATTTCCGGACTGGAATGCGTTGATGATTTGCTGGCTTGACATGCCCACCTGATTTCCTACATTGGCGATAAGTCCCTGGATGTTGCACAGGGCGCTCTGTAACTGTTGGGTAGAGCAGTTCAAAGAAGAAGCAAGCTGGTTGATGGCATTGCCATTGCCCTGAATGGCTGACATCAGGTATTCACGACCGACATCACCGTTAAGCTCGGCAGGCAGACCTCCACCATTGCCAAAGCGGTTGCCGAAGCCGTTGCCGCCCCAACAGAACCACAAAAGGATAATCCAGATGAACCACCACGAGCCGCCCCATTGGTCTTGGCTGCCACGTCCCTGGTTCAGTAAAGCGAGAAGTCCGGGGTCTACACCCTTGCTTCCCATCAAGTTGGGCAACATAGCCATGATGTCAAATTTGCTTCCGCCACCATTTCCGTTGTTCCCGTCTTGGTTGAAGACATACGTTCTTTCCATAGAGATTTATATTTTGTATTACGGTCAAAATCAACCGCATCACAAAAGTATAAATACGCAATCTGCCATGAAATCAGTTGTTTCCCAACGCTTTCCTAATGTTTTCCCAATATATTCTCAACATTTTCCCGCCTTCCATGCGTTCTTGGAAATTGGAAATCATGTAGTTTATCGCGCGTTTGGTCTTGTGAATTTTAGGAGCTATCTGTGAAGGATACATTCCCCTTTCGACAAGCAACTGTACAAGCAAATAGCGGGCGTCTACGGTTTCCGTATCCTTATCCGAAGATAGTATTCGGCTGGCGGGTATTTCGGTCTCCTGCGCCACGAGATTAATTGTTTCGGCAAAGATTTCTGACTTACACATAGTTTTTCTGAATTTTATATTTATCTTTGCCCTGCCACATAAAATATTTGATTATATACGAACAAAGCATAAGATACCGTGTTGAAGATATTAAAGCCTCCAACGTGCGGTGTCTTATGCTTATCATGTTTTTATGTGGCAATATTAACGTGAAACGTTGGGGGCTTTCTTTTTACTCTAAGCCCCCGAAAGAGTGTCAGCTACAAGCCAACTTCTACATCGTTAATTTCTTTCTTACCATACAAATAGATTAATATATAATTTTCTTGCAAATGTGTATTTTCTATATATAATTTTTATAAGAATATGTATTTTACGGAATTTTGATGAATTATTGTTGATTAATCCAATAAATTTACCTCTATTATATTACTAAAATTACCATTGCCACAAATTATAACTCACCCCACCACCTACATAGAAACCGCCCGGATACCCATACCCAGCCTGCACCCCTAATCCCCAACGCTTTTTCTTCGGCTTAATGGGAACCGGATGATAGACGTCATTCGTCACTGTCTGATAAACCGTCCTCGGATACACAGTCATACTATCCAGCCGTGGGTCTACATATCCGCTCACCACCGCACGATACAAGCTGTCTTCATATACAACCCGTTTGCGATGAAGCAAGGTATCACCTATACGTACTGTGTCATTCAGCAATATCTGCCAAAAGACCGCTATCGGTGCGGAGATAAGAACCGTGTCAAGTTTGACAACCGTCTGTATCTTTGTTTCGGTACGGATTTCTGCCGGCAAAGGCTCGAGCGGGCGGAACCACGCCACCACACAAGCGATGGCCAGCAATACAACTAATAGCCAGGGTAGTTTTTTCATGACCTCAACAAATAATGATTTACAACCATACCTGCACATATTGCGGCAACTCCATACAGCAAGTCTGCTTTGTTCCACTTGCCGTTATAGTAGTGGCAACGGTCGCTGTTCTCCTTGATAAAGAGCATCAGCAGTGCAGTACTGCCACCGAATACTATGGCGGTGGATAGATAGACCACCGCACCTAAGATGTTATTTCTCATATCTTATCCCAGTTTTGTTTCAGCCAGTTTATCTCTTCTTCGGTGAAGCTGCGGTCGGCGACTATGATGGCGCCGTGACAGCCAGTCCAAGTATTTCCAGCGGCATTATCGTTTTTATAAAAATATCTACCCCCTAAAATAAGAATGTCATTGCTTTCTTTTGTTCCAACATTGATAGAATTACCGTTATAAGACTGCTTTGTTTGATAAGTTATCCCTTTTTCCGGTATACCAATACTTGTTATACTTCCAAAACTAATTGTTGTAAAACTATTTAAAGATTTTAACTCTACGCTAAAAGCACCATTACTGGGGGCTTCCATACCGCCTAATGAGTTGGATATAAAAGCACTGTATTCTTCTTTCTCAAACCACGTCCTCTCCGCCATCACCGTGTAATCCGTTAATATAGGGAATTCATAAGCGACCGCACACATATTACCATCATAGCAAAGCTGGTCGGGGTAGTCAGGGATTTGGGTGATGGTGATAGTTTCTCCTTCTTTCAAAGAATATTCAAATACAGCTTTGGTTGCACCTTCAATATTTTGAGCAGGAATAATGTTCTCGCCATTTTTTAACAGTACGCTTGTTACTACAGCATCAGTGTTATTCCTAAATCTCAAATAGAGATAATCACCTTCTGCATTAATATTTGCCAATATTTTAAACGCTTTATTATTCCAATTACCAAGCTGCATATATGCAAGATACGAACCGCCACTACCGCTAACAGTAAAACTGAATGGGTCTTGTTTTTTGTCTACTCTGGAGATGATTAATTTGCTAAAGTCTTGCTGATACACTCCCATCCCGCTATTCAGCTTACCCTTACCACCATACAAATAGGCGTGGTTGCCGTTACCGCTAAGGTCTTTTAGAATAGAAGTGGGTAACTGGGTGATGGTGATATTTGTATCCTGAAAAACATTTTTACAAACAAAGCTAAGAGATTTGTTTTCTTCCTGAGTAAAAGAAAATGTATTAACTCCATTTACAATAGGAAACTCTTGAGTACCATGTTTAATAATAATAGAGATGTTATTTGTAATTCCGCTAACTTGTAATTTAACTTGTCCTTCTTCATTAAATAAATAATTAGGTTTCCACATTATTACGTGGTTGCTTACTTTATTAAAAGATATAGAAAAAGAAGATGAACGAATAGTAAGTCCAACATAGTTTTTATCAGCGGTTCTCCATGTTGTAAAGTCAGTAACATAACTTTCAATAACATCGAAATTCGTCATACCCTGCTTCTTCGGGTCATACCAAGCCTTGATGTGCTCTTTCATACCAGCGGGCCATGAAAGACCGCCACCGCCCGAAGCGGACGGGAAACCGACAGACGGTATGCCGATAGTAGGAATACCGATTGTCGGGATGCTGATGTTGGGGATAGTGATTGGTTTCATAGGCTATCCCTCTTTAATCATTTTGGCTTCCAATACTTCGGTAGCGCTCTTGATTGTGACGTTTATGCCATTCGCTATCCCTGCGATACGGAAAATCGTATTGGACGCACCGTTATATTGGGATGCGTTGGGATAAAGCGGAACGGGTTCCAAATCATCAATTCCTGCGAAAGCGGTCACATATCCGCCCTTGTTCTTTATCTGTATGGTAACGGGATTACCGTCACTGACAAACGTTGCGTAATACGCTGTTTTGCCTTCTTCTTTTTGAAATGATAAAACTTCTGCTGCCATGATGTTTACTTTTTAGAGTTTCAATACTTGGTTTCTGTTGCCCTCTCTTCGGTGGCTGACGTGTACCCATGAGAAGTTTTTCTCATCAATAACCTGGTCAAAGGGAAGCTTCAATTCTTGTATAAGATTAAACAGTCTTTTGTTCTCTTTCGGGGTGTTCGGCGTACCGACAATATCAGCAGCACATCCGTTCATGTGGTCGCTCGTTTTAGAGCCGCCTACTGCTTTATTAAGAGCGGGGCAACGGTATCCGCTTGTCACTGTGATAGGTTTTCCGTAAGCCTCTCTTAACGGGTCGAGGACATTGTTAACCAACGCTTGTGCATTGGGAAGCAGTTCTTGCGGCAATCTGTTGTCTATGGCTTTCTTATCAGCCGTTTCGCTTTTAACCAGTTCTGCAATTGTAAAGTATCTCATGTTATTCCTCCTTTCTAAAATATTTGTCATAAACCACACGAGCCACCCATCCGGCAACAACACCGACACCGAATGATACGACAGTAGTCAAGTTCACCCAAAACGGTGTGTAGTGCATGTACAGCATAACTCCCACGATGATAGCGATAACAATCGCTGCGATAATCAGTTTCTTTTTCATTTTGTTACTCCTTATTTATTCATGTTATTAAAAAATTCAACCTTAACCTCGTCTATAGCTGTTTTGATATTGGCATAGGCACGTGCATTATTGGCGCCGATAGGATTATAAATTTCCGACTCTATTATATCCGAAAACTTTTTGACCCAATCCGTAGACATAAACTCACTGAGCCTTTTCCCGCGATGAATAAAGTTGTCGAGTTCAATACTCCGCTTCTTGATTATGGCATTACAACGCGTTTCTATTTTCCGTCTCGTTTTCTGCTTATCATCAATATTATTCTCATCGCGCACATTGCGGACCAACCGGCACAGTCTTTCACAATCAAGGTCAAAGAAGTTGTTGCAAACCGAATTTATCTGCATTTGAGAAATAGGCTTCAATCCCTCGTTAATATCAGAAAGAACCTCATTTTGTGCTTTGGTTTCCACGAGCAAATCATTTATCACCTTTTCCTGCCTGGTTATCACATTATCCACCAAATGTTTGAACCATTTGAATATAAAGAACCACATTGCACCGCATATAACCAAAAAGAAACCTGCGGCAACAGCCATCATTCCGAAATCACTAATCCCCTTACTTGTTTGAAGGGCTGCGTTTACAACTTCTGTACTCATCTTATCGTTATTTGTCAATTATTCATATCTTTGTGTCTCTTATCAAATAAGCGAACTACTGTCATTCCGTTTTGCTCGTGAGAGTAGGGCGGGATTTTTATATCTTGCCGTAGTATCTGAACCATGCACCCCATTTGCGTTCTTTCAAGTAATTCGGATTATCCTGGTTGAGTTTGGCTTCCATTTCAAATGCGCTTGCACGGTAAGCATTTTTATTGACCTCTCCGTCCCCAATCTTGTTGTCTGTGAACAAGTGATACACGAAGCTCACAAACCATTCTGTCAAATACAAAATGTAGTAGAATATCGGGATAAGTAACAACCAGCATGCACTGACATGGAACGCCAGCAATACAGACGGGATAGCCGCTATCTCCATACACTCGAAGAACTGTTTCTGATGTGTCCGTTCATGGCGGATAGTTGTTTCGGACAACTCTTTCAGCTTCGTAAGGATGAAGCCGAAGAACATTATAGTTGTGTAGCCTCCAAAGAGGATAAGTTTGGCTAATTTGCTGTTGTAGTAGATTGTTTTCATATACATCATCTTATTTATTCATTATAATCAAAAACAAAAAGTACATAATCTAAATCATCAAAATCGCCAGCAATAAAACTTTGAATAGCACTTCCAGGTTGACATATATTTTCATTAATTTCCATTTGCGAATCACTACTACCTACAAGTCTACATTTATAGATTTCTAAATATCTAACAGGGTCGTTGCTTTCATTTTGTATATCAAAATCAATATTACTACCTACACCATTACTATACCAATCTATTTTACCACTTTCAACAATAGTTAATTGTCCACTTCTATATAGACTAATATCGTGTGAACTAAGATTGGCTATTATTAACATTCTTGTTCCATATTTTGTATCAGTAGGTGGTAAATAGGTTATAGCATTATATAATTTGCTCCAATCAAATTCTTTGCCAGCAATAAGTTGACTACCAATACGAATACTCGTATTATTTGTACCTACTCTTACCCCTCCCCCATTAATATCTTTCGTATCTTTATCCATATCATTATATTTTAAATATTAATAGATTGTTTTCATGATTTTATTCTTAAAACTATAATTGGATAACTTCTATAACTTCGCATTACAATATCTCCAGCATTGAAATGAGAATTCTTTTCTGCATGAATTACTTCATATTGTTCTTCATTATAATAATAACTATTTGTATAGTAGTCACAAACTATATTATCTTTTGTAATTAACTCCATATTGTTATCAACCGTCATTACATCAAAGAATTTTACAGTTTTTGCAGGAGTTTCAATTGTAAAACAAAACTCTTTATCAATGTCACTCATCCAATCTCGAAATACATCAAATGACTTGGTATTATCTGTTTCATTGCATACTACTATACAAGGCCCAGTATTACTATCATCAAAGAAAGCGTCACCAATATAGACGTCATATCCCCCCCCCCAAGATTTCAGTATTACCAACAAATAATCCTGCATTATTAGAACCAACTTTTAAATTACTATTCATATTGTTATATTTTTTATTCAGTTACAGCATACATTGTAGAATTATCTTTAGCGCTAATACTACCATATTCAGATTTAGTTTTCTTAGTAATAGTAGTAAGATTATCAGATTGCATTAAATTTCTAACTATATATTTATATCCATTTGATGCGTTATAGCTCATAAATACTCTTGTTGTTATTAATCCAAAAGCATCACCACCATTATTTTCTGAATAAATAAATATGAAAGATAATTCATAATTTCCATTAGAAGAACGATATACATGATAGTCTCTAATATACATTTTTTCATTAGTTGTTCTATTTATAAACACTAATGCATATCCATAATCTAAAGCATTATTTACAAAATTCTTAAAATTATCTATTGTATTAAATACATAAGTTATAGCAGTTTCGGCATCACCATCTTTATAATATGCAGGCGTTCCAAGATAGCTTAAAAATTTATCGTTATTTATTTTAAAATACAATGTAACATTATCGTCCACATACTTCTTCGTTGCAGGCTGGTAATCGCCCGTAGGGGTGAATGATGAAGTGTTGGTCTTGGTGAGGACGTCGTCCGTAAATGCAAACTCTTTCCAATTAGTCCTAACGCCCTGTTGATTACCACTACCTCTTGCAAACCATCTATTAGTTAGATAAGAGCCATAGATTTGATTAGAATGACCATAATTGGCGTTTGCGAAAATCAATGCTCCATTCTCATTAATAGGATAATTATTTTCAGGTGATGTGTAATCAGTAGGGCTTTTCTGCGTAGCAAACCCCGCTCCATTTATATCGTTTAAATTCTCTGATGTAAGATTTAAATGCTCGGGAACTTCCGCCCAATCCCCATTCTTACGACCGTATGCCTTGCCGTCAGTTGGCGCTTCGTCTATGCCGCCTATCTTCCCCTGGCTTACCCATTCACCGTTCACCCATGCGTAGTAATCATAAGGGGCTTCCGTGCCTACAGCCATGAACCCGTCAACTGCCGAACCATCGGGAACGGCAGATTTCAAGGCTTCAAGGGTGGCGTATTCTCCGGCTACCTTAAATGACTTCCCAGGTTCTCCTTGTATACCTGGCTCGCCTTGTTCTCCTTTCAAAAATTCTAAAGGATAATTGACCACAGAAGCTTCACTGTTGCTTCCTGAAGGTTTAAATGCAGGCAATGATGTTACATCATCCGCTTTGTCCGCATTCGGTACTTCATTAACCCCTATGGAGTTAGCCATAAGACGGGCAACTATTTCTTGATAATCCTGTTCTGTCCAAGCCATAATTATTCCTGTTTATCGGTTACTTCTTCCGGTTGATTGTTGATAGCACGATTGAGCGCGTCAATGAAGAAAGGTTTGCAAAAAGCATTTGCATGCTCTTGTATCAAGGATACTTCTTCATCGGTATACTCTGTCTCTTCATTGGAGTTGTATATCTTCAAAGCGAGTGCATGCGATGCGATACCGTTACCGTTCCGGTATAATACATTCGCAAAATTCTCTCTACAATCTATATTTTCACAATGCTTACGGGTAATGTCCGTAGCAATCAGTAATTGTTTAAAATTTATCTTTTTCATGAGCTTGGGTATGATTTAGTTAATCTTCCATCTTTATAAAAAGAAAGTCCGTCGATGCCAAGAGACACTTGGTATCTTGACCCACTTAAATTTGAAATCATTGACAATGACCCTGCAAAAAGGGTGGTAGACGCAGTTAAGTTGCCATCACTTGCTATATTGCCCAATTTTAATCTTGGGTAAGTAACAGAAGTACCTCCGCCTCCACTATCAAGGAATGAAATTCCACCCACATCATATCCTTTTGAATTATAAAATTTTAGGCTGTTTGAATTTGGGTTTATTTCTATTTTTGTACCTGACGAAGCGGTTGATATTTTGCCAACAATGCTAACATTCCCATTTTCGTCTATCACCAAAGAGTTGTTAGGAGTTCTTACATTTTTAAACACCCCGCTGTTTGCATTTATCTCTCCTTCAAAATATCCACCAATAGCCTTTATTGTCCCGTCTGCCTGAATAGACACATTCCCGTTGGCGGATATATCTCCGGTAAAGTATATGTTTTTGGAAACCACGGAAATGTTATCAAGTGCCACATTGATTTCTGAACCTAATCCGTCTTTTTTGACATATAATTTAAGTTTATCGGTAACCCCATTGATGTCCAGCCCCAACTGCGTTACATCTTCCTCTATTTTTGTAACAGACAATTTGAGGTTTTCCGCTGTCTGCTCAATCTGTGAGAACTTCTGATTATTACTTTCAGAAAGCTCCTTTACTTCCAACCTGATACTTTCCGCTGTTTGCTTTATTTCGGAACTCAATTTAGTATACAAATCCTCGAATGCGTTTTCGGCAAGAGCCAGCGAATGTATGTATATATCCCCCGTAAACTTCAATTCAAAGTCGCCCGTTCCGTCCCATGTGCCGGAATACTCCTTCATTGCGTATTCCTCGCCCGGTTCAAGACGTTCGGTGAAATGCAGGTTCTGACCGGGAAATCCTATTGTCAGCGTTCCGGCTGTAGCTACCTTATACCGAAAAGAGATAAAGAACTTCTTCGGTTCTTCTCCTTCCTCATAGGTAGGCTTATTGGCTAAATCAGCATTTGACTGTTTAATTCCGGAAGAAAGGATACGAAGCACGTTTCTATCCCCGTCTCTGATAATGGCAGCCATAGCGTCCTTACGGGAATAGAACTCCCCATTCACTAATAAGAACTTTCCGTTTACAGTAAAGAAACGAACATCGTTCTTTGTCTCCCAACCGTTCGTATTGCTTGCAAATGCCGCATTGTACAGGTAATTATCCTTTGCCTGCACCTCGTCAAGCACTTTGGAGATTTCAGAGTAAATCAAATCTTCCAGTATCTTGAATTGGGTCATAATGTTTATTCCCGTTTTCAAGATAAAGTCTCCCATGAACTTGTTGCCTTGCGGACTGATAACCGTCACTTCCTTACCTGCTAAAGAATAAGAATTTATCCCTGCATACTGGTGGATACTCGGTGCATCATCGCCATACACAGACAAGGTGATTGCGTTCTGACGCTTCTTGTCTGTGCGGTTACCGAGCTGTACAAGACTGTCGCCTTCCTGCGGTGTGCCACTGTTGGCGTCACAGTCTGTTTTGCTGAGGTCTATATAATCCTCGCCAACACCGACACATAAGCGCCAATAGTAACGGTTGGATACATTCTCGTAGACACCCGGCTTGATATTGAAGTCTTGAAAACGTACCTGGTCGCCTTCCTTGAACGGGTTCTCGATAGCCGTCTCCCCATCATCAACCAGCAGATAGCACCGCCAAAAATCCTCGTGTTCCTCAACCTTTCCGCATTTCATTCCGGCAGCGGTGAACATGTAGTTCCCGCCTGCATAAGAGAGTTTCTTTATCTCCAGTTCGGAGAACATCGCTTTGATACGCACAAAGAGTTCGTCCACTTCAATGTAGGATTTACCCGTCTTGCTGTCTACTTTAATAACAAAGCCTTCACCGAGAGCACCGGAAGAAAAGTTCATGGACTGGATGTAGTCTGAAAACAATCCACCTAAAAACTTTATTAAATAGCTGGTTTGGTCTGGTTTGGTTTTATTCAAAAACAGCTTTTCTCCAAAGGCTTTAATGATTGATTCCACTTGTTGGGTAGTTAATCCTCCACCGCCTTGCCCGCCTACTATTGAATCTATCTGATTCTGTATCTTTTCTAAAGTTCCTACAGCTTTGTCATTGCGAAGGGTAATATCATACGTTGGAATGAGAGCGTCTCTTTCCTTTATTGTAAGGCTGTCAATAATAATGCTCCCGTTGATGTTTAAGTCTTCATCCTCGAACAACATTAAATCACCTTCCTTTATACTGTCATGCAGTTCCGGGTGACGCGCCATAAATATTTCATCTACTTTAGGCTCGTAAGTATATCTTACATAATCATTTTTTGCAAGATATTCTTTGGAAGCTGTTAGCAATCTTTGGGAAGCAGCTTTTATATACACATCCGGCATATCAATACCCAAAAGCACAAATTTATCTCCGGCTTTGATAGTAAAATCCTTATATGGGAAATAAAGATTCAAACCTTCATCATAGACTCTGTTGCATGTCAAGACCCACATATCACCTTGTTTTACGGGCTTGTCTGCATCTCTAAGTATTTCAAATTCACGTCCACCACACATTCCGCTTTTCATGGATATGGTGGGAGTTTCATCGGTAAAGTAATCGTTTATGTCAAATCCAATATCTTTGAGATATATTTTGAACGGTGGGATGGTTTCCCCTTCTTCAAAGTAACCATCATCTGCAATTGGCGTATTATCCTTATTCACAGAATCGGAAGCGATTTCATCCAACGCTCCGGTGGCATTTACGATTATTCCCGCGTCTTTCAACTGCTGTGCTGTCATTCCTTCCATAGACGGATATATTTCCGGTAAAGAAGTATCGCTCCCGTCAAAGAAAACCGAACCTTCCCGAACTCCGATAATATCTATGTTTTTACTATCAAGGTATGGGTCAAGTGTCTTTTCCGGAAAATCAGGAAGCATCAAGTTTTTAACAGCCATATTATTGGGTACTAATGCTCCAGAAGGTCTTTTGTACTTTCTTGGAACATTGTCCGTCTCAATACCTTTTTCTATCCGCATCTTTGCGCCTATGCGGACGTTGTCCTTGTCGGCTTCACTATTCAACAAAACGTAGCATTTCCCAAGAAAGATACCTCTTCTTATTTTATAAGAATGCCCATTGATTGTCACATCATACAATGCTGTGTCGGATAGGAATTTCATATAAAAAGGAAGAGTCACAACAGCGCCGTCTATCAAATGTGTATTAGGGTCATATCCGTAAGATACATCCTCGATGGGAGCTTCGACAATAGGACTTCCATATGTTGTATAATAGTTGTACGGTAAGTTTTTGGTACCACCATATGCTCTTAGGCGGGTAATTATCTTCTGTGACGAGTCCGCGGTTTTTTGTATGGAGTACAGCCCTTTTCCCTTTCCATACCCGAACATGTTTCCTACTGCAATTCCGGCAGTGCCTATTGTTATCGTTCGCCCCCTTATGATAAAGTTTGCCTTAAACTCGCTATTTACCAAAGCGAGTGCGTCCCAAACGTTTATACTGCTTATTGATATGGATTTGTTAGCCTCATTAACATATTCGGGATGTACTGTAACCGTCCATTTTTGCTCTCCTTTATAGATACGGTCAAGGTTCACCTGTATTCTTTCTGCGAGAGCATTTATGCTTTCAGCGTAAAAACTGAATGTAGGTAGGGAAGAGTAGTGAATTAAGTTATCCTCTTTTACATAGTCCAGGAATTCGCATCTTGTCAGTTCATCTGCAAGAGAGTTGAAAACTACGTTCTCATATTTGAAAGCCTCTCCGTATGTATTTTTGGAGGCTTGCTTCAATTCAGTAGGGTCGTAGTTTATTTCAAATCTTTCTCCGCGATATATCAGATAGTCTCCGACTGTAAAATCAATCGGAGTGGGGGACGTAACGGTAATGTTAACGGAACAAGCTCCCATGAACTCCCCGTTATACTCTAACTCGTTAGCGACACATCGTTGCGTCTGCCCGTCTTTGCTGTATATTATAAACCGTCCCATTATGCCGTAAGAATAATTTGTGTTTTAGGGTCGGTTACCCGAAATGTAATGTTGAAAGTTACGACATCCCCCTCATCTGTCTTGCGGACAAAAAGGTCGGGTTTTATAGATTTAAAATAAACCCCCTGCCTGCCTATTTGGGTATAGGTGTCATAAACCTTTAATTCTGTTCCGTAACCGTCTTTTCCTATCAGATAGTCCAGGAAGGCGACAATCTTTTCATTGGCTGTTCCCATATCACCTTTATAGGCAAACTCTACTTCTATATCATAGGCTTGCACGTAGAGTTCTTCGGGGAAAAAGGTGTCTTCTCCGTCTTGGTCTATCCAGTCCCTTTTGGGCAAATCCTTAATATCTCCATATACAGTAAAAGGGAAGTCCTTGCACACAATCCCCCATTGGGATTTGGTGTCAATAACAGGACTCCCCAGCTTACTTTTCTGAAAATAGATACTGTAAGGCTTTGCCATGTGTTATTTTGAGTTTGTGTTGTAAAAACAAAAAGAGCCAATCAACGGCATGCCCGTTAATCAGCTCTTTGGCTTGTTATATCAATACTGCAAATATATGGTGTATTTTCTAAATAATCAAGTAAAAGGTTAGAAAATTGATATAGTTATCCGGCTTACATTATATTTGCAATGAATACTACCTTTCGGGTGACACGATTTTCATGTAGGGGTTCTTTACCCGCTTCTCTTTGAGCTTCCTTTCAAGTTTTTCCATCCTTTCGTACATCAGTTCAATATCTTCGGATAAGTGCAATAATTGAAGTTTGAGGAGCTTGTTCTCTTTCTGCAAGTTATGTATCTTTTCTTCCATGATGAATATTTGTTTTAGTCGTTATTTCTGCCATCTGCCCGCCAGCCGTATTGCTGACGGGGTATCATAACGTGAACGTTGGTCGAAACCTCAACGTGCATCTATGCTTGGTTACGTGGCAATATATTTTTGGGTATAGTTGTATCCGTCCGCATAAATGCGGATAACACAAGTAGTTGTTAATATAATATTGATTAATTATTATTTAGCAAAGATACTATGCACCATTGCACGCCCTTTCTCCGTGAAAACCGTGTACGAGCTTGTACCGATGCTTCCGTCATTTCTCGTAAACTGATGCGTTCGCATTTTGGTGTAACCCTTACCTTGATACTTAGCTGTCAGCATCCACGTGCCCGATTGGTAGAACATCACCTTTCGCTCTTTGAGTGCCTTGTGGAACTTGGCGGCATCCATCCCAACCTCTTTTGCAATCTGCGTGGACGTATAAGTGTTGACGGATTGCAGGACGTTATCCACGTACTGCACTTTCGGGGCTGCTTGGCGTAGTTGTTCTTCTTGTAATGCGTTCTGCTGTTCAAGACGCTTGTTTTCGGCTTGTAGGTTCTCAACCCTTTTCTGCAAAATCTGCTGGGAACGCATAAGGATGTAATCGTCATTTTTGAGCAATGCTTCCCGTTTGTTGAACTCATTGATAAACCTTTCTTTGAACTCGCCTGCTTTTGCGCCAGTATACCCCATGACAAGGAAGCTGAAACCATCTTTTGTCATTTCATAAGCGGTCTGTTCTCGATTTCTACTATCAATGTAGGTAATAACGCCAAAATTGGCAGCATTAAAACTCGCTGAACATGAAAGGCTTTCAATGTCTCTGACTACTTTACTATGTTCTTTTCCGAACACTTCTGCAACAAGTAATGAAGTAGTCACATCATTACCGTTGCTGTTTTGAAATACTAAATTTTCCATAACTTGTAGCATTTAAAGTTATTAATGAAAAACAATAAAAAGCGGTTGCCATATACGCTGCTACAAGTTATGGTCTCAATTCGAGAGCAATTAAACTTACGTATAGACAACCGCCAATATCCTAAATATGGGCATAAAAAAATACCCATATATAATATATGAGCAAATTAACCGCTTGCTCTGCGAATTGGTTACGACCAATAACTTGTAGCACTGCAAATATAGATATAATCTTTGAAGATGCAAACTTCTTATAAGAAAATCAATTGTTTGTGTGAATTTTCTAAGTTTTTATGCGAATATATAGAAAATAAACCATATATCCAAAAGGGGGAGCGTAGTAATATCCAAATATGCTTTATAACATATAACAAAAAAGGTGAAAAAACTGTATATAATATATTGCTCTCCAATACAAAGTTGTTAACTTTGCCGCACATTAATTAACATATTCAATGCTATTATGAAAAAAGTTTTATTGAGTCTAATTGTTGTTTTTTCTATGAGTTCTTGTGCTTCAATTTTTACACCTGCAAAGCAAACAATTACGTTTTCAGGGATGGAGGGCACTAAAATTTATGATAATGGCAGAAAAATTGCAACAATTGACGAAAGCGGTGAAGCAACCGCGCGAATAAGAAAAAAGTTATCCTCGAAAGAATTAATTGCTAAAAAAGAGGGTTATAAATCAACGCCGTTTTTACTGGAAGCAAGATTTAATCCTATTTCTTGTATAAATCTTTTGAATGTGATTGCATGGGGAATTGATTTAGGAACCCAAAAAGCATGTAAATGGGATAACACATATATTGAAATTGAGATGGAACAAAAATAATATATAACAATGAAAAAGATTTTATTTTTACTGGCAATGCTGCCAATGCTTGTTTTTAGTGCGTGTTCGGATGATGATGAAAAGTCACAGGACCAATCTGTTGTTATTAAAACGGGGGAGATATATACTTTAGATTGTCCAAATGTACAACTCCAAAATTCTAATGATTTTATTTTCTCTTTATTAGATGGAAATAAAATTAAAGGAGAACATGTTGGAGAATTTGAAACAATGGCAAATTCTAATGGTACATCTTTTAAACTATCTGTAACAGTAGAACCTTTGCATACTTTATATTTAGATTTAAAGGATTTTCTTGGCATGAGTAGGGAAAATATAGAAAAAGTTTTTGGCAAACCATTGTCTACAAATCAACAAGGGACATCAGTTTATAAAGGATTGGGAATAGAGGATAAAATTCAAATAGCTTATGATAATAATAAAGCATATTTAGGAGCTGTAACATTGAAATCTTCATTTGCTTCAGAGTTGGGAAAACACCTTGCAGACCGGTATGTTTTCTTCTCAGAGCAAGGGGGTCAAATGTTATATATGGATGCTTTAAAGTATGAGGATGCGGAATATTTAGCAATGGTTACTGTAGGGCTACGAACTACATCTATAATGTATATAGGAAAAGATGACCTTTAATATTGTATTGTTCTAAAAAGAAGTTTTATCAATTTACAAAGCCCCGAATCTATTTGGGCGGCAAAGAATATATTAGATATACAGTGAAATCCTTATCGGGTGATGACGCCGAACTTACCATGTCAATGGATGGGGAGAGCATGGATATTAAGGCTGAAAAACGATAAGCCAATTTTAAAGCAATCATCAAGTCAAGCGGAGTTTCTCCGCTTTTCTTGTTTTGTGGCATATGAATTATAATTAATCGGATTTGTTAAAAAGCTGATTTATCGGATATTTATTTGTTTATTTGTTTGTTCTTTCGTTCGTCCTTTCTATATTTGTGCATTAATATAATACAAATGGGTAATTGGAGTGAAAGGCAAGAAGTTAAGAAAGAGGGCAAGGAAAAAGAGAAAATAAGCCGAGAGACGCTTGGAAAGTTCTTTTATGATTTGGCAAAAACATCATTTGCTGCAATGGTAGCAGGTGGGGCTGTGTCATTTTTCACAAGTTCAAACAATGAGTTATATTGGCTTTTGCTTTTGATTGGAGCTTTTTCAACAATAGTATTTGCTTATATTGGTTATAAAGTGATAAGGAGGTAATTATGGAAGGTCTATTAATCGTTTTAGGAGGTTCTGGGGCTTTAGCCCTTTTATTTGCTCTTTGGCTGAATACTCGAAAAGGCAAGAAGTGGCTTGCAAGCTTATAAATTGACTATTATTTAGGTAAAACAATAAAGCCAGACATTAAGCCTGGCTTTTTCTTTGCATGACATCCCCATCGGTTTCCACAATACAATCTTCTCCATGAATGTAAACATATACCGATGCTATATCCTTTTGGATAACATTTACTTTTGCCCGGTCGTACACGTTAATGAATACCTTGCAATACTGTGAACAGTCAATGGTTGCTTCGCTGTCATGGCGCACGTAAATATCACATACGGAAAAGCCATCAAATAGGAGAGTACCTTTACAATTTCCGTTCAAAACAGAAATTTGTGACATGTTGCGTTTCTGCACATCTTCATCCACAAAAATATTATTCTTGTGGAGAAGGTCTTTGTCGAAGTGTTCTTTTATGAAAGTGTTGGTAGGGTAATTGTGCTTAATGGCAAAATCAATCCCATGCAGATACTTGTCAATTAATCCTTGTTGGGTAGGATTCCCCCATGCGTGTTGCCACGGTTGGCATAAACCAAACGTAATAGCTTGGTTCAGTAATGTTTTGCTTAAATCCTTTTCGTTCATAACATATTATATTTTGATTTTTCTACCACTTCTGTCTATTACTATACTTAGCATATCTCTAACTTCTTGTACTAAAGCAACGTTTGCTTCGGTATTTTGGGCACTTCTTAACGTATTATTGGCTATCGCCCTCAATTGAGTAAGTTGTTGTTCGGCTATAACATTATATTTCGGAAGAATCTCGTTTCCCCACTTTTCAAGCAAAGCGCGTTTTACACTTACATCTGCACGAATACCGTTTATGTAAGAAGCTAAAATATTGGCGGTTTCTTCTGTAATGTTTTCTTGTATCCCTTTGGAAAGAGTGTTTGAAGCGCTTGTCTCTTCAAGGCTTATTCCCATTTTTTTTGCAGCAGCATTTAGATAATCCCATATTTTCTTTGAGTCTGATATTGTCCCTCGAAGGCTTCCAAGTTGCTGCATTAGTCCGGCTGCCTCTTGTTCCGTCAGATTTGTACCCCCGGCGGAACTGTCTGTAAATATACCTTTATCTCCAAACAGATAATCTCTTAGCTTATTCATGGCAGGTTTTATGACATTCAGAGAAATCATCTCCTTTATGACATTGCGCATAATATCAGCTACCGTATCATCAAAAGCCTTTGCTGCATCTTCTCCGTTGGCGAACGCATTGACTAACGCTTCTGATATTTGGTCTGACCATCCCTTTAAGTCTATACCGAATTGTTCGCTTGCCAAATCTTCATAGAAATACTTGATTTGCTCGCCTAACTCGATATACTGCTGCTTGTAGTCCTCTATTTTAGAAGCATCCGAATCTTTCTTGTCTTGTTCCGCCTCCATTTGCTTTTGCACCTCTTCTTGTTGCTTTTGAAGATTTGCAATCATCTCTTTGGATTGGCTTTGGGTAACAGCACCCAATTGCCGTTCTATGACAGATTGAAGATTCTTATAGTCATTGGAAAGCTTTTTCACTTCCAGTTGCGAACGTTGGATTGCTTTATCCAGCTTCTTATCATGGGCTTTGGCTATGCTTCCTATTATTCCGGTAATACCGCTGACTACACCCGTAGCCCCTTGCATGATAGCCATCGGATTGCCGGAAGATATACCAGCGAAAAGGGTAGCTCCGCTTTGAGCTGTATTCAATAATCCACCCGCAACTTCTTGTACAGTGCTTAGAGTGTCTCCCATACTGTCATTCCCTAAGGCATCAAATGCTGACCCTAAATCTCCCAAAGTGCCGATAAGAAGATTAGCCATGTCGACAATATCTCCAAAGCCTACTTGAACTTTATCGGAAGCCTCATTTTGTTCATCCTGCGCATCAGTTACTTCTTTTTCCGCATCTGCCAACGTTTTTAATTTTGGAGTTAATTTATCGACGACTTTAGCCTGATAAGATAAGCCGCCATCCGTTTTCTTGGTTCCCGTATGGCTCGTTTCAGAAACACCAGTAGTAACTTCACCGCCATCCTGGATAAACCCAAGTTCTTTTTGAGCCTTTTTCAGTTTTTCAGTGGCTTCCGCATACTCTTTTATTCCGTCTGATAATGTCTTGAAAGGGTTTCTGCTTTCACTTTCGTCACGTAGCTTTTTTAATACATTGACAAGCTCTTTAAACTCGTTGACTTTTAGACTTTGCCCGGTCGTATTTTTAAACTCTTCCAGGTTCTTGATTAGCCTGCTAAGAGTTGCAGAAGAAAGTCTGTCAAGGTCGTCAAAGGTCTTAGCCCAGTCTTCCGAACTCTTGAATTGTTCAAATTTGGTTGATGCAGCATCTTCGCTCGCTTTCTTTTTCCTTTGTGCTATAAGCCTGTCGGTCGCTTCTTCGCCTAATTGACCTCTTTGGCTTTCAATATCTGCCAAGTCCTTTTGAAGATTACGCTCAATATCCTTTATCTTTTGGGCATAATCTTTATAATCCTCAATCATGCCTAAAAGGTTTTCAAGGCTTTCTGAACGCATTTTCTTACTTTCCTCGTTGATTGATTGGTATAGTTTCAGAATTACTCCTTCCCCAAACTGTTTCTTTACATCATCCTCTTTCATGGCAAGGACATCTGTAACGGAGAATTTACTTCCCGTATTTTCAAGCGCTTTGGAAAGTTGGTTGCGCAAATCATCTACTACACTTTTGAATGAGACCTCTCCGCCGAAAGCGATGTTCATGGAAAGAGATTTGTTGCCGGAAGCATTGAATAGCTTCTTATATAAATCCCACTTTTCTCCGGTTTGGGAAACGTACTTTTCTATCTCCTTTAAGGCATCATCAACTTCTTTCTTCGCACTGTCAATTCCCGCCTTGTCAATCTTGATACCAAGAGAAATGTATAAATCTTCTTGCTTCTCTTTGCTTCGGTCTAACTGCCCTTGAATGTATTTGTAAGCCTTGCTTGGGTCGTTCAAGTCCAAATTAACACCTTTCCCGTCAAAGGCGAATGAAAACTCGGGCATACTTTTCACCCTTTGGGATGCCGCCTCGTCCCCTTCTATCTTTCTCCATTTATCATAGCTGGAAATGGCTTTGTCTATGAGGTCGGTACGCTCTTTCCATTGCTCGGCGATAGGGTCTTTTGTGTTTCCAGAAGATTTTTCTAATCCCCCTAAAGCCTTATATATTGTCCTGGTAACTTCAAGTTCCTTATTGTAGGATGCCAGTTGTTTTTCTGAATATTTATTTCCAGATGCAAACGCCTTTGTTTTTTTCTCCAAATCACTGATATTACCGGAAAGCATCTCCATGTATTTTTCGTAAGAATCTCCTGCTTTGGGCTTTAAGGCATCCATGTCGCCAGCAAGTCTGTTTGCTTCTTTTTCCCAATCAGCCAAAGGCTTACTTATATTAATTTGGCTCATGGAATGATAAGATTGTCTGGCTGTGTCTATAATGTTGGCTAAGTCCAAGCTTTGCTTCTCCAGTTCCAATAGTCTGTTTCTTGCTTTAGTGATGTCTTCCGGCTTGTATTTTGCGAAAGACAACTCTTTTCCGTTCTCATCAAATCTTCTATATCCCCCTTCCCTGATAATACTGGCAAGTTTTTCCCTTTCGGAATCAATGCTTTGCTTTTGTATTTGAGCGTTTGCCATTGTTCCGATAAACTGTTTCTTGTATAAATCTTTCTGTTCTTGTGATAATTTTCGCATCTTATCAACAGAAAGAGATATTGCTACTCCGTATTTATCCGTTTGAGTAACTGCATCTTTGAATGTATTGGCGAGATTTTTTGTAATTCGCCCTAATTCTCGACTTTCTTCTGTACTTTTATTGGCTTTTTTGCTAAGGGTCTCGTATCGGTCAATAAGGCTGTCGACGGCTTTATTCCCTTGCATCTTATCGTTCGTATCGGCAATCGTCTTATTTAAGTCTGTAATAACCTCTGTTGTTGTTTTTGCTTCTTCTCTGAACGCATAAAACAGTGCTACAATTCCAGATAAAGCCCCTAATAATAAACCTAATGGGTTAGCCTTTGTCACTAATCCAAGTAGCGCGATAGCGTCTTTTAGACTTCTAACACTTGCAGTTAATGATATGAAAGTTTTTATTAGTTTGAGGTTTACTGAAGATGCTAATAGAGCCATTGTTTTATAAGTACCAAATGAGGCTATTATTGGAATGATTACTTTAGCAAAATATTTCCAATGTTTCATTAAATCAGTGAGCAGCTCTAAGCTATCTGAAAGTACACCGCTATTGCCTTCCGCAATGTCAGCCATCATAACATCCCAAGCGTCCTGCAAGTTGCTCCATTTGCCAGCAAGGCTTTCCGCAAGGGCTTCCTGCATGTTGTAGAATTTGCCGCCTTCATCGGTCAGCTCCCAAAGGACATCCTTCACCATGCCGAAGCTGACCTCTTTCCGGCTGATTTTATCGAATACGTCTCCGGCGGAAGTTACCACTCCCGTAAGCTTAGTAAACCGTTTCGCCAACTCGTCCACCAACGGAATACCAGCCTCGGTAAACTGCCTCAATTCCTGCCCACGGAGAAAAGCTGCACTGCGCACCTGCCCGTACGCCAATATGATACGTCCCATATCGACACCCACACCTGCGGAAATGTCGGCAAGTCGTTTGGTCGTATCGTAAAGCTCTTCATACGGAATGCTGTATGCGGACAATTGTTTGGTGTATGAAGCCAGTTCTTTGAACTGAAACGGAGAGACAACCGCCAAATCCTTAATGCGATTGAATATGGTTTCCGCCTTCATACTGTCTCCAAGAATGGAGGTAAGGGCAATGCGTTGTTTCTGAAACTCTCCGCCAATGGTATATAATCCCCTTACAAAACGCTCTAAAGTGTATATGGAATACACATTGGCGATTTGATTTTTCAGTTCTCCGGCTATCCGTGATTGAGAAGACATTGTAGTGTTTGTCCTCTTCATTGCCGCATTGTGCGTATCGGAAGCCTTTGCAGCCTGCATTCGGGCAATCCTAAGCTGTTCAAGGGCTTTTTGTGAGTTAACGTAAGCATCTGCACGGATTATCTGCGAAACTCCCCTCATGGCTCTTAGTTCGCTTGCATCAACGCCATGTCCTTTAAAAGCTTCCTTGAGTTTTTTAATACTTTCGCTATCTACATCCAGCTTTACCTTGTAGGTCTTGTTTTTCAGCAAGGCTTCTACCTTGTCTTCAATCTCCTTTATATCTACTTTTAATCCAACCTTTGCACTGGTCGTGACGTGCATATTCACAAGTTTTTTCTTGATAGCTTCGTACTCTTGTTCTGTATAATCTTTCAAGTGAACGCCAAAATTCAAATTTCCGAGGTCTGCCATATTTATTCTTGTTTTGTATCTTGGGGGATAGCGTTAATACCGTTTACTATAAAATCATTGAGGGAAAGTCTTTGCCCTTTCATTTCCCGCTCTTTTCTCTTTTCTTCCCACTTCCTTTTTAAATCTTCCATTTCTTTCGCTGTGTGCGTTTTTTGTTCTGTGTCTGCTTTGTCATACACTACAATCGGAGCATCGCACATCAGAAGTTCGTATTGAGCACAGGTCAATACCCAGTCCATATACCAATTAGGGATATTAATCATTCCCCAAAGAAGAATTAACGGTCGTGTCAGCTCTGGGTGTTTTTCTCCGTTTGCAAATGCTGCTCCTGCCGAAGTTCTTGAAGGATACGTTCTGCTTCCTTTCTCGTCATCGTCATTATCGTGTCTCTCATTCCGGTCAAGAACATGGTAGCATTCAAGTATTCCAGTTTCTGCAATTCCACTTTTTTTTTACCGATAACAACAATATCGGTTAACTCTGTGTCTGTGTATTTTTTCCATAGCATACGCCAGTATATCCAATGGAAAAGTCTTATCTTCCACCAATTATTCAGAATAATGAGAGAGGCACACTTGGCAGTAACTTCATCCTCACTTTTGCAGGAATGTAAGACATGGGTTAATTTTCGTATTGTTCCACGGTGCAGCCATTTTATACCGAACTTTTTTCCTCTTATCGTAATATAATCTATGCTGTTCTCCAGTACATCGTCAAGCGTTTTCTGCTCTGCTGTGGTAGGTTGGTTTATTGTTTTATCGTTCATGCTGTGTTATTGTGATGTGTGAAAAAGGAGAAGGCGGCGGCAATAACGCACACCGCCATATTTTTAAATCAAAGAACCGTCCTGGGTAACTTCCACCGCACTGAACTCATTGGCGGTGAATACGCTGACTGTAGCAGTTCTTTTTGCTCCGCTATTCTCGTCGACTTTGACCGTCACCACTTTCCCGCTAACCGAGGTTTTGCACCATGTTTCCGTTGATGAAGCAGAGACAGAGCTTTCCTTGGTTGTTGCGGTAATGGTTTTCCCTGTATTATCTGCCGCGCTGGTAAAAGACAGGGAAGCTGGAGCTACGGTCAGTCGGCTTTTTTTGTCAAGAAAGCGATATTATCTTCGGAAGAGGAGTCGGACGAAGCGCCATCTTCAAGTTCAATAGTTCCGCTGAGCGCAAAAGCAAATGGGGTAGTGGACGCATTCTCAAACAAGGGGCGTGCGTATACGGCCATTCTTTTTACAAGCAGACATTTTTCTCCGTCGTCACTTATAAGCGCAAATCCTACGTTCAGCTTCTTGCTGTTTAGCACAGTAGAGAATCCCTTGAATTGCTGGTTGTTGATAGTCGCTTGCGCTATTTCAGTGGTTTTCCCAAGAAAATATTCTACCAATTCCTTGCTTACACTTGGAACGGTAGCAGCGAAAGTAATATCTCCTGCTGTACTGGTGACAGCCCAATCCGCTTGCAGACCGTGCACCTTTGTACGGTTTAATGTCGGTTCTGCTTGGGACAAGGAAAGGGTATCTACGGTAACGGGCAAATCAAAATCCGGAGTTACCGTGGCAAAATTTGCAATGCCACCCTTTACCAACATAATGGATGAAAGACCGCTAAATACATCTTTCAATTCCTGCTTTGTTTTCATTGCCATAATAAATAGTTTTAATCGTTTTATTTTATGTTTATTTTATCACAAGGTCAGTCCTTATCAATGTTGCGCTGAACCCTAATCCGTCATTTCCTTTCAAGGTCAATTTGGGGTTTGAGGCACTTATGAAATTGTCGCTGATAGGGAATAGGGAAAGAATATCTCCTACAATAGTGTCCATTTGTTCCAAGTCTTCCGCACTTCCCTTTTTCTGTCTGACATACACTTCAATGGTGCAATAGGTACGGATATTTCCAAATCCGCTGCCATAGGTCATGGAAGACAACAAGCCGGGCAATGACACCACAATGAAATTATCCATTTGCTTAGGCACAGCAGCGGGACGGTCATTTGTGAACACATTCTCACTTACCGTCTTTGCTGCGTCAAACAATGATTTAAGCGCGTCTTTGTATTTAAAATCCTGTTCGTACCCCATATCATTTCATTGGTTTAAAGGTCATTTTAGCAATGCTTTCCGCGTAATCAAATGTATCTGACAGTACATTTAACCCCTTCTTTGACTCCAAGTAGTTAGAATATTCCGTACCTGTACACATCACTAATCCTATGCCATCATTTGGAGTTTTATATGCTTTGAGGAAATTTACAGAAGTGGTTAAACCGTACTCCCCGTTGGTGCCAATCAAGTTGTATTTTTTTATGGGAATAAACTTACCACTTTCATAACTTTGGACCATTATCACGCCAATACCGTCTCCTCTGCTAAGCTTGGGGCGGGTGGGATTTTTTAATCCTTGTGTCACAACGGCGGTAATTATACGAGACAATCCACCTCTATAATAAATTCCAACAGCTAATGAAGTTAGAGTATTTCCGGTTACATTATGGTACTTGGCTGATACTACTCCGTCTTGCAGAAGTCTGATTCCGATTTCTGTTATTCTATCCAGCAAATATTTATCAATGATATTTCTCATCTTTTTTTTGCCTTCTTCCAAGACTTTAGCATTATCTTCCATACCTTACCCCTTAGCCTGATTAAAATATAACGTTGTCCCCATTGTTGTAGGATAGCAATCAGTTATTATACATCCTTCAAAAGGTGCTCCAAAGTCGGCAAAATCCACAATATCACCTGAAACAACCCCCTTCACGAGTCCGGGAATATCTACGGCATAATCTACTTTTATGACGTTGTCTTTCGTGGATGTTCTTGGAGAAGTCCTTCCATACTTGTTGCATTTCCCTACATACAATACGGTCTCGTTTCCTTCGTCAAAAGATGTCTCTCCGGAAATGCGATACACTTTGCATGTATGCGGAAAACGTGGATTATTTACTTTCATAGCGGATACCTTTTATTCATGTTCATACCCAAGTTGACAATTCTGACAGATGATTTACGGACGTTCTCTCCATACAATGCGTATATGTCATTTGCCATTTGCCGAAGGTTACGTTTGTCATAGGCAGAGCTTTGTGTACCACCCTCCTTGTGCTTCCATACACCGTTGGCATCCTCTACGCTTCCAGTTACGCTCGGTGTACTTGCGCACCACATATAAAGGTCTGCCCGGCACAAGTCTTTCTGGCGTTTTTCCAACGTGCTGACATCCGTCCCCGGTGCAATTCCCCTGTCAATCAGTATGGTGGAAATAGCACTGTCCGTAACTTCAAAACCGACACAACCACGGAGATATTCCTCTATGGTAGTGCCAGTATTTGTATTTTGAGAATCCTTCATGGTTATTTACCTTTAATGTTCAAGTAGTAGAACCAGCGAACCTTATTAGGAACAACCAATCCGGTCACTTCTGATTTGATTACCTGCGTCATGGTTTCATCATTGAATACCTGACGTATCAGAGTGCGGCCGCCGTCATACAATGCCGTACGGGCGCCCGGTGTTTCCATGAAAATGGGACGTCCGCATTGTACATCACCCAGGTCTTCATTTGGAACATACGCCAATACCCCCTCTTCAAAGCTTTGCAAATTCTTGTATTGTATAGCTTTGGAAGATTTGTCATATTTTTCCACTACGGATATTGAATCGACAATTCTGATTTCAGCACCGATACGCGCTTCAATGAAAGCTTTGATTGTTTCATCGGGGACAAGATTAGCAAATGCCAACTGCATGCCTTTATCGGAAATATCCGGGCGTGTCGCAACTGTGTACATTTGGCGGAAATACGGAAGGTTAATCAAATCCTCAAAGGTCGTCTTGGAGCATTCCCAGTGACCAGCAGGGGCAAAATCCTTTTCTTGGGAATCGCGTCTTACCTGCCTCATGACTTTTATCGGGTCTATTGTAGTACCCAAAGCTTCTTTCTGCACCGCTTCGCTTTCCGGCTTCTTATACCAGATAGAATCCTTGATATTCTTTTTAGGCACACCGAAATCTATAGTCAATGCAATGCCAAGCGGGTTGTTAGCTGCGTCAATGATTAGCTTACCTTTGTTGGATACAACTTGATTTCGTTGGTATAGGAATGTATTGTAGTTACCACCAAGTAAGCTGTCCACTCCATTAAACAGAAGCTCCATTATTGTAGACTCAATTTCCGGAGTGGTACTGCCGATGGCATCCATCAGCATCATTTTTTCTCTTAGGATTTTGCGGCTCAGCACAATCTCATGCTTGAAGGTTGGCAATCCACCCATTTGCAGGGACATTCCGTCTGTAGATTTGGTTGCGCCATCACTGTCAATATCCACATAGGTAGCCAGCGTGTATGCACGGACTGTTGCTTCTATCTGCTCATATGTGGGATTCAGAGGAATATTAGGATTTAACGGGAACCCCATTTGGGAGAACGTTTGTTCCGCATTGTATTTTTCGGCAAACATGTCATTAATCCATGCTTCCAGCGGTTTATTCCCTGTATATCCCAATGCTGCAAGACCTTTTCCTACAATGTCGTAAAATTCTTTGTTTCTTGTGTACATATTATTCTCCTTTCTTTATTCGTCAGATTCACGCACAAATTCAATCATAGGCAGCTGTGCTTCTACCGATTTGGGAATGCCGCCACCGAACACCCTGTCTGCGTAAATTCTGCCTGCGCGCACAACAGCGCATGTTGCAAGGATACAGCCTTCGGGGATACATACGTCTTCAAATACAAGACCGTTGACATCGGTTAGCTTTCCGCCGGCGGGAGCTCCTTTGACGGTTTCCTCAATATCTCCTGTTACTCCGGTATTTCCTGGAATAAACATGTATGCGTAAAGTTGCGCAGCGGTTTTTTGTGTGAAAGTCACAGTAGCCCCACTACGTTTTACATCCCATTCTGCAAAAGAAGATTTTGCTCCTTCGATTTTGGTAGCTACCAGTTCTGGGGTACTTTCTGATGCGCTTGTTACGGCAACCGAATAGCTTTTTTCGCCTAACACAATAGACAAATCCCCGTTTCCGGATGCCTTTTTAGTGATAGTAAGCGTCACTACTGCCTTTACACCAGTCACTCCATCTGCTGTAATTACCTCTACCTGTTTGCCTGCTCCATTGAATTTTACCATTGTGCCGGCATGTATAATATCACCAGGCTTTAATCCCATTCCGGCGACATCAATCATACCACCACCCTGATATAATTCTCTTACTCTTGACCAAACAGGAAAATTTCCGCCAAATCCCGACTGGGATTGACTGATAGTGTTGAAAGTTCCTAATTGTCTCATTCTTTGTCTGTTTTAATGTGTTTATTGTTTTCGAGGAAGTTTTCCTTGCGCTCTTAGCCGGTCTTTGAATGCTTCACGGCGGCTTTTTGCCTGTTCTTCTCCGGTTTCTGCATATTGGTTGATACTTGGGGAAGCGCCATTCCCGAAAATTGCCTTGTATCTTTTTTCATAATTGCGTTTGGCGCAACTGACAATTTCTTCCACTTCCATATCTTTGGTAATTTTCACGTCAGATATGGCGATATTCAGGATTTCATCGTTACAGATATTTTTGCCCCCGTTTTCAATTTGAGATTTCAACAAGTCCATAGACTGGATTTTTAAGTCATGGATTGACGCGGCGTTTTTCTCCGCCTCTCTCTCTTCCTTCAAAAGCAAAATCTCATTTTCCATTTCCTTTAGCTTGTCGGCAAGGACGTTATCTCCTGCTCCTTCTCTTGAGTCAGGAGAACTCTGTTGAGGTTTGTAGTTTTTCTTAAAACTCTCAACTTGGGTTGCGACATCATGGTTGTACTGCCCTTGCATTCCTTGAAGAAAAGATGTCGCCTTGCTATAATAAGCGTCATCAGGCTCCACCCCTTCTGCTACCGGATTCAATTCTATGTACTTCATTAATGTCTGTGACGAAAGACTGGTTTGTCCTAATCTGGTCGTCAGTTCGGATAAGATTTGTTCTTTCTCCATCGTGTTTATTTAGTTTGTGTTATAAAAAAAAAAGAGCCTATCAGTGCTTTGTGCACTAATAAGCTCTTAGGCTTGCATATGTAAAATTGCTATTCTTCTATTCTGACGCTGATAAAATTACGACATCTTCGGCATACAGTCCTAAACAATACGCTACCGTGTATTATTTTCACATCGGTCAACTTTTGCCCGCACACCGGACATGTTACAAAATTTCCTTTTTCGCTGGTCTGTTTTTCATCCAGCTTAGCGTCTATCTTTATCATATCACATGATTTAGTATTGCAAATATATAGTATATTTTCTAAAATACAATGCTTTATGTGTATTTTTATATGAGAAATATTAGAAAATTTATAATAAATCGTATATTTGCATTATATATAACTCATAGAGCTGTGATTCAAGCCGGAGTGTGCGGATTTATACTGCATACGCCGGCTTATTTTTTTTATGGAACACGACAAGATTGTATATACGAAGGGTGGGAATAGTGTGCTTACTTACGCACAAGTGGAAAAATTGCGCGAACAGGAAACTTCACTTAATATAATCGCGCAGAGGGGTTGCCAGGAAAAGTTCTTGGCAACCAATGCGGACATTACCATTTTTGGCGGGAACCGTGGCGGAGGAAAATCGTGGGCATTGCTTATGGAGGTGCTGAAAGATATACAGAACAAGAACAACAACTCCATTATTCTGCGAAATGAGAAAGAAGACCTGTCGGGCGTAATTGAGAAATCATATAAGCTGTTTTCCCAATTCGGGAAATACAACAAATCCCAAAATGACATGACCTGGAATTTTGATTGTGGAGGAAAATTGAAGTTCTCGTATTTCGCCGATTCGTTTAAAGATTTTCAAATCCGGTTTCAGGGAAAGGAATACAATTATATAGGTATAGATGAGATAACTCACATATCCTACGAAAAATTCAAATACCTTATCACTGATAATCGGAATGCTTACGGAATACGAAATCGTTTTTACGGTACATGTAATCCCGACCCAGATTCATGGGTACGTAAGTACATAGACTGGTGGATTGGAGAAAATGGACTCCCGATAGAGGAAAGGGATGGAATAATACGTTATTGCTTCATGGATGGGGATGAAATAAACAATGTATATTGGGGAGATACGCCAGAGGAGGTTTACAGGCAATGCAAGTCATTAATTGATTCTTTATGGAAAGATGAGTATGAGAAATACGGATTCAACAAGCTGACCATGTTTGTCAAATCCGCCACGTTCATCAAAGGGAAGCTGGAAGAAAACGTTGCTCTGATTACGTCCGACCCTAATTATGTCGCCAACCTTGCCCAACAGGGAGAAGAACAGCGTGCCCGCGACCTCGAAGGTAACTGGAACTTCAAAGCCTCCGGCGACGACATTCTTAAGATAGAGCACATGGAACGCTTCTTTAAAAATCCTTCTCAATATGGGGACGGTAAGCGAAGGGTATCATGTGATATTGCGTATGAAGGCGGAGACAATCTTGTTCTATGGTTTTGGATTGGGAACCATATCGAGGACGTATATGTAAGCCGGGATAATTCCAAGCGGACGGAAGAGTGCGTTGCATATAAGTTGCGTGAATGGGGAGTCCTGGAGAAGGACTTTGTTTTTGACTTGAATGGGCCTGGACAGGATTTTAAGGGCAAATTCCCAGATGCTGTCAAGTTCAACAATATGGCAGCTCCTATCCCAACGACAAAAGCTGACGAACAATCTATAAAATATATCTATTCTTCCCTGAAATCACAATGCGCTGATATTCTCGTTAAGAAGATTAAGAATGATGAAATTTCGATTAACCCCGATTTGTTGTCGCGTAAGTTTTCAGGAAACGGATATTCAGATATGACACTTTATAATATCCTGATGAAAGAACGCAAAGCCATCCGGGATGCAGACACAGATAAAGGCTTCTCTTTAATTAAAAAGGAAGTGATGAAAAAGTACGTCGGCCATTCTCCCGACTTTATAGAGGCTATGATTTACAGACAGATTTTTGATATAAGAAAACAACACACTAAACCAAAAGGATTATGGAGAATATAAGTACACGACAGATTATGGTACGCCGTCCGTTTCGGAGAATATTGCCAAATGGATACAAACAAGCAGTAGGGGTTATATCTGGCAGCTTGTCCGTTAATGAGCCTTTAGACAATCCAACATATCAGATAATAACTCAAATGGATTTTTTGAGGGAATTTGAGCCGTCCGGACATGCTATAAATGACCCATTGGTATATCCGGACAGATTAAGACAAGACCCTGAAACAAAAGAGTGGTTTAGAGAGTCCGTTATCAGATGTGCTTTTGCGTTTCAGAGGATTATAACAATCAAACACCTGGTTCATCTTTGTGGAAACGACATTCAATTTGAGTTGGAAGGGGATACCGAAAATGAAAAAGTAAAGGATACATTTTTTAAGTTTCGAACCGGATGGGCTGTAAAGGACATGGAGATAGCATGGTATGAAGCGGCAAAATCCGTAAAGATAACGGGGGACACAGCATTTGTAGGTTATCTCCGAAAAGGAATTTTCTATTGGAAAGTCCTTTCTTTTGAGAAAGGAGATACGTTATATCCCCATTTCGATAATGTTACAGGGGAGCTTACATTGTTTGCCCGTTCCTATTCCGATTTTGACAATAATGGAAATACAGTTACAGACTGGCTTGAAGTTTGGGATGAGAAATATCTCCGTCGCTTTAGAAAAGGGAAAGGGGCGTACAACAAAATAAAGCAAGTGATAAAGAACTTGTTTGGATTAAGCGGATACGAACTCATATCTTCTCAGGAACATGGCTTTACATTTATCCCTGTGGCTTATCACAGAAATGAAGCCGGCGCTTGTTGGTCTCCTTCACAAGACAGCATAGAGCAATATGAACTTGCTTTTTCGCAATTGTCACAAAACAATACAGCTTACGCCTTCCCGATTATGTATTTCAAAGGAGAGGGAGATAGTATTAATATAGAGGGAGGGATTGATGGCACTATAAAGTGTATATCAATGGGACCGGATGATGAAGCCGGTTATCTTAACAAGCAAGATGTTTCCACTGCCTTTACCAAGCAGCTTGATACTTTATACAAGTTAATCTATGAGCAGTCTTTTGCGGTAATTCCACCGGAAGTAAGAAGCGGAGACCTTCCAGGTGTAGCCATAAAGCTGCTTTATTCTCCTGCTTTTGAAAATGCCATGAAGGATGCCCAAGAATATAACCATCTCATTGACGATATGGTAAAGATATTCACTTATGGCTATGGGGTGGAAACCGAAAATCTTATCGACTTGCAAAATTTGAATGTATATGCTTGGATAAAGCCGTATATACATCTGAATGAATCTGAACTTCTACAAAATCTTGCAGTTGCTGTTCAAAACGGGTTCTTGTCCCGACAGACTGCAAATGAGCAAATTCAGATGTATAGCAATCCTCGTGACTGGGATAGGATTATGAAAGAAAAGAAAGAAGAACAGCAGGCTGATATTCTTTATAAATTGAAATCCCAGCAGGTATCCGCCACAGATAATGAAGTTGAACATAATCCGGCAGGAGACGACAAGCTATGAAGCAACCTACAAAAAAACAGATACAGGATGCCAAGGATTTCATAAAATTACGTTTGCAGGCTGAAATATCTATGCAAAGTCATTTGGAGGAGCTTCTTGTACAAGCGGCAAAAGAGATTATAGATATATCATTCAAGTATGATATTCAGCCTGCAATGTTCCAGTTCTCTGCAAATGAGAACTTAAAGCGGGACGTAAGCGAAGTACTCCGTAAGTTGCGTGAGTTAATTTACGATTACACGGAAACTCTTTCTGTATATGACAGAAAGGAGGAAAGAGATGCAATTGTAGATTTTATAAACAGGGAAGACCACGGGAAGACATTATCAGAGCGTATCAGCATTTATTGCAACCGATTTCTGTATGAAGTGGAAGCTGCCATTGCAGCCGGTCTGATAGCCGGAATCGGGAAAGATAAAATAAAGGGTAGTGTAAAGTCTTGTCTTAATTCACCTTATACCAATCCTTATTTTAAGCGGGCGGTTTATAATGGCGGGGCTGCTGCCACACGTATTAAAACAGATGGTGTGAGTTATGGGGTAGGGAAGTCTAATTCCGCTTACAACTCGTTAAATACCCTTACCCGCTTCGCCGTAGGTTCTGCATGGATGTTGTTTTGGGGGCTTGAACATAAGGATAAAGGATATACGGGCTTTTATTCGTACCGTGGGAGCAGTTACCCATGCTCTTATTGCGACAGCATGGTTGGCTATCATCCCATATCCGACTATCAGAATCAGTGGCATATAAGATGCTGCTGCTATTTTGTGTTTGTATAATTAAAAATCATATAATATGTTGAGAGGGAAGGAAGAAAAAATAACATTCAGTAAAGGATTGGGTTCTGAATGCAGAAAAGCGGGAATCAGTATAAAAGAGAAGGCTTTTGCCGACCTTTTAGCGTTAGGATGGAAAGACAAGGACGCCTATCTTATTTCCGGTCTTTACAATCCGGTATATAACCTGGAGATAAACAAGAAGAACATGAATATCCTTTTGTCCGACGATAAAGACTTCATGGACTATTTGACCTCTGCAAGCAGAAAGATTAAACGCAGGCAAAAAGAGAGCGAGAAAGAGGATGATATATTGGTAGATGGTATTAGTGAGGAAGATATTGCTTCCGAGCTATCAAAAGAAAACCAGCTTCGTAAACTTATCGCTGCCCGCAAGAAATATGACGGGAAAGAGGGATGCAAGGAATGGATAGACCTCACCAAAATGATAGCAGACATTACGCAAATCAAAAAGGACGAAATAAAGGAAGAGGACACCACAGTGCATTTCTATCTGCCACTTTCATGCAATAATTGCTCCTTGTATCTTGCCGCTAAAAAGAAAGCCGGGAAGTGATACCCGGCTTAAGAAGTGTATTTCTGTTAGACCAATTCGTGTAAGTATTTACTGCCGCATTTTGCGATAAAATATGTTCTTCCCGAACTCATTTCCCATAGCTAAATTCTTATTCCCAAAGAAACTGCAAACATCGGGGATTTTTTACCTGTCTCCGCATCGACTGTTTCATACTCCTTGATGGAAGAATCTATATGAATTCCGCCATACTGATATGAGAAGGACAAAAGCATTGATTCTATTTTCCTTTCCAGCTCCTCTTTGTCTTTTCTTATCTGATAGCAAAAGTCTCTTTCATTTATCTGCTTACCTTTATCTAACGGTAGTACTGAAGCTATATCGGAGGGATAGTAATATTTTCCGTTTTCTCCTAAATATCTAACATTGTATCCGTTCTTGTCACATAACGCATCCTCTATCGCTTTCAATTTTCCCCCATTTTTAAGAGTTATTAGTATTGGCTCATTCATGATTATCCTCCATTTCCTTTTTCATCTCATACATCTGCCTTTCCTCCTCAATAATCTTAGCGTCTTCTTCGTCAGATATAGGTTTAGCATCCGCACGGTCAAGGGCACTCCCTATTGCCTTTAATACATCCACCTGTAACTCCACATCAATGCAATTGGCAACATATTGGGCATTACGCACTATAAGCATTGGCAGGTTATCTACCTTGTCTTCCAATGGAGTATTATTCAGCATCATAAACATCACACTTCCTGCCCCATATTCAACAGAGAAGTCCCCGCTTACGGTTGATACCTTAATAAAAGGCAAACCGCCTTTCTTGTACTTGACAAAAGTCATGTTCCCGATTTGTGTCTTTCCGAAATCCATAATCCTTATTTTTTTATTTTGTTGTTGTAAAACATATATTCTTCCCCTTTGTGTTGTATGAGTTCCATGCCGAACCTGTCACATATCAACGCCATACGGCTGCTCGGATTGGGGACGACAATGTCACATCCCTTTTCCTTTAAGGCATTGAGCAGATGTAAAAAGTTGCCTCTTCTTTCTTCCCGGCTTATTATTAAAGAAACTAATATGGCATTGCCACGTTTCCATAAATAGCCTGAAAACTTGTCCGAAGTAAAACCTATTTCCTTTGCAAAATCGCAGTCAGGCGGAATACAACCTCTTTCAATCTCTTTTTTTGTGATATGTAGTATCGTATCATTCTTCATATTTAATCCTCATTCAGGAAATCTTCGTCCGAATATTCCCAACCTTCAAACAGATTGGTCTTCGCCTCTTCCGCAATATTGGGCACGTGTCTCATAAAGTTATTCACAATATCCTCGTTGCCACACCACAGCGTATAGACATTGCTGTATCCCTTATCTGCACGTTTTTCCCGTGCGTATCCGAGTGAAAGCATGTCAAGACCCAACTTCCTTTGCGAAACCGGGATGACACCGTTCTTTTTACAGAACCGTTCATAGTTCTTGTATATATCCGAGGATGTCAGCTCTATGGAACCGCTTCCTTCAAATTCTTCCGGTTGGCACTCTTTGTATTTGAAATATTCCGAAATGCTCCCGTCCACGAGTTTCCCATCCTTTCCCGTAACACTCGACCGTATCCGCTCCAGTTTCAAATCAATCTTCCCGCCCAAGTTCTCAGGCATCCGCCAATTGTTCTTTTTAAGTTCGCACAGCCCTTTCACAATCCAAGCCATTATACCGGCATGTTCCGCTTTCATTCTTTCTGCAAGCATGGTGTCTCTCTTTTCCACCGGTATTGTCTTGTCAAAGTTCAGCACCAGGGCGCGGCGCTGCATACTCTCGTCGTCAGGGTCGTCACGGTTCAGGAAATCTTTCGGCTGCCAGCGGTAGTTGGAATTACACAGCATAATAGGAGGTCTCTGCATCATTGTGATATTCCCGCCTATTCCCCGACAGGCAATCGGCTCTCCACTGGATATTGCCTTGATGATGCTCATGTCCTTGAAATCACCACGGTTGCTTTCCGTGCAGTACATAAGCCTTTTCCTTGACATAGAGTAGGCGGCGCGTAACTGCTCATCCCCACCTCTTGCAAACTGGCTCATCTTTATGTTTAGTATTTCATCCTCTCCAAACATATCCTTTAGAACCCGGTAAATAACACTTTTACCGTTCGCACCAGTACCTTGCAATATAAGGAAATATTCAAAGCTTATATTTTTCCTATTGACAAGGCAAGCACCGAGGAACATCTGCAATATCCTGCGCTTGTGCTTTTCCGGCAATACGCCGTCCAACTCTTCCGTAGGTATCCAGCTTTCTCCAAGAAAGCTTCTCCAGGTAGGACAATTAAAAATCTCCTTGCGGTCATACTTAAACGGATACATCTTCACGCAGTCAAACTTCGGAGAGTGCGGGTAAGTCTTTAAAGTATTCATGTCAACCACGCAATTAGTAAAGCACATAATGCTAAGGTCGGGTTGCAGCTCATGGTCTCTAATGACATTGATTATCCGGTTCATGTAAGAATACATAATCTTATTAGTGCGGTCACGGGCGGCAACACCCATTTTCTCAAGCCACCTGTCTACGGCATCATAGAGCACATTGTAGTCCATGTACTCGTATATCTTTCCTGTAAAAACATACAGCGGAACACGGTAATCGGCAATGTCTTTCGTTACAACACCATACCCCTCCCGGAACAATCCTTCAAGACGCCTGCCGTATCTGTCTGTACGTTCCGGATTGCTTGTAACCAAAGATATATCCCTGAATGTAGAGGCGTATTCGTCGCAATGTTGCGACAGCAGACCGAGCACATAATCCTTTAATTCCCTTCTATTCATTGTAAGTCGCTCATTTTGTGTTTAAAAGAACATAACGCATGCTCCTATAGGCGCATTTTATGAAAATAACCTTTTTTCTTTTATCTGTAAAGGCTAAATACATATATCTATGTTCTTTATCTTCATTATGCAAATATACAACTATCTGATTATAAAACAAGTAAATTTTCTAATTAATATGCGTTAAAACATAGAAAATTACCCGATAATCATCCATATAGTGCAAAAATGTAAAAATACAATGGTTGACTTGTTGTAAAATATCATTACAAATCAGTGGAAAATGGAGAAAATAAAAAATTTTTAGGCGAGGTGACTACGCCGATTTCCTTACAAAAATAAAAGGGTTGGGGGTGGCTCTTTACAGGGTATTTGCAATGTATTTTGTTGTATAATAGTGATTTATGGTTTACATTATAAGTATAATATAAAGTTTGTATTTGTTTACATCGTTGCTACCCTCCAGTCCTGAGAATAAAGTAAAGGTTGTCACAGCGCAGCCGAAGACACCCAATCCGGTAAATAAATAAAATCAATATCGCATGTGTATGTTATAGATAATATCTATTAATCATTGTACTTTGTTAGCGTCCTATGCTTATTCACGTTGTCTATATATTACATTATTAATATAGATTATTTCTATTGCATTTAAAGTGTTTATTATGCTTGTTGTGGTATTATATATTTATATATTCTTACGGATGTGTTTTATATTATAAGTATTTGATATATAGTACATTGTATTATGTTTATTGTATATTTTATAATATGATTATTTTATGAAAATATTTTGCAATATTCTTTGCTGTTTACTAAATAATTCGTATCTTTGTAATGTAAGAAAGAGATAGATATAAGGTTCTTGTTCTTACAGGCGTGTTATTAAGTGTTGGAATAAAAAAGAGAGCCTTAACACTGCAATGTTAAGACCCTCGTAGGTTGGGAATACTTAAAGAAGTACCCCCCCCAGACTGGAGGCAAAAGTACTTCTTTAATTTCTCACCTGCAAATATTCTTCCATTTATTTACATACTTGATACAAATACGTTTTAGTCTTATTGTGTTAGGCTTCTGGTATCGTGTTGTATTGGTTTATGTGTACGCGCTATAATGTTGAATCATTAACAATTTAAACTATAGCATTATGAAAGCAATGAATTTCTACACCGCAAACGGTTGGGCTGGTTCGAACTATGACAGTAATTTAAGTACAAAGGAAATCGCCGCAAAGGTCAGGGCTTTTGCAAAGAAGAATTTCCCGGACTTTAAATTCTCTGTACGTTCCGAATGGAGTATGTACACGGATTCAATGTATGTTGAGCTGAAAGAAGGCACTTGCATTCCTTTTGTTGAAGGTTCAAGAAGTGCAGAACGTGGCTATATGTCCACGATGAACACCGTAAAGGGATGGGAAGATGAGTTAACGCCGGAAATGTTCGAAGTGTTGGACGCTGTTACGACTTACGCAAGTTCTTTCCGTTACGATGATAGCGACGGTATGCAGGATTATTACGACACTAATTTTTATTTAAAGATAAAAGTGAGTGATGAATATAAGGTTGTAGAACCGAAAGCAAAGAAAAGCAGCGTTAAGACTGAAAAGGTTGAGGAAGCCAAAGAAGTGGAAGCCGTGACGGTTGAAGGTCTGGAAATCGTGGACTATTCAGAAAAGGCGGTTGCTGTGTTTGGCGATACGAAGGCTATAAAAGAGCACTTAAAGGAACTGGGCGGACGCTTTAACCCTTCTTTAAATTATAACGGAGAAAAGCGTGCCGGCTGGATATTCAGCAAGAAACAAGCGGACAAGGTGAAAGAACTGATAACGCCTACAGAGTTGCCGGCGCTTCCTGAAGAAATATATATCCCGGAACTTGCGGAGGAAACGGGACCATTTGAAAATATCCATTTAATCGAAACGGACAACTTTAACGGCGTGCGCTATTATGATATTGAAGGCGCGGGAATCATGACCAGTGCGAAAGTACGTGCAGATATACAGCCGGGCGATGTTTTCAATGTATATACGGATGGAGAACGTAAGTTTCGCGTAACCTATGACGGTGTGAGCGTGAAAAGCAGCTTAAAAAAAGATTTACCCGGTATAATTGAGTTTAACGACAAAATAGAATCGGGCACGCTTAGCGCCTCATCACATTACACCCCGCTTGCGGAGGGTGTGGAATTTTACGAGAAGAAAGTAAA